CCACGCCCGACACCGCGCCGCAGGGCGGCGGCCCGACAAGCAAGGCCACGCCCGACACCGCGCCGCAGGGCGGCGGCCCGACAAGCAAGGCCACGCCCGACACCGCGCCGCAGGGCGGCGGCCTGATGGGCAAGGCCATGCACGCCGGGAGCGACATTCTGGGCGGTCTGGGCAGCGCCACAAAGCGGTACGGCGAAAGTCTCGGCCGTGGCGAAGGGCAATCGTGGATACCGCTCCTGAGCGGCATTGCAGCCATGGGCGCGGCACCCACCCGCAGCCTCGGCGTGGCCCTTGCCAGTGGCCTCGGGGCGGGCACGCAGGCCTACCAGAAGCAGCAAGGGTACGGCCTTGAAGGGCAAAAGGTCCAGAACGAGGCCAACCGCGTGGCGGCTATGGCTGATACCGCGCGCCTTGCGGGGATCAAGGCCGCAGTGGAGACGGCCGGTTCGCAGTTTATTGACATGACGGGTCAAGCTGGAAAAGTTGAGGGCCGCGATTATCCCGTTGGAAAAAATTGGTACTATCAGGGACTGTTCTTCTCCCCTCAGGAAAAGGCCCAGTACATGGCCCAATTGGTTTCGGAGCAGGGATCGCGTCAAATTGGGAAGATCAATACACCCCCGATTTCCTTCAAGATCGCGTCAAATAATTCTGGCACAGCCTTTGTTCCAAGCACTGATGGGGCCACGCCCGCCGTCCCCGCGCCGCAGGGCGCTGAAGCGCAGCCGCAAGGCGGCGGAGTAGCTCAGCCACATATTGCCGGATCGACCGCGCAAGTTGGGCGCCCTCAAGTCCCCGCCGCGCCTGATCCGCTGCAAAAGTATCGCTTTGGGCCCCAGCCCACTGTTGAAACTTCAGGCGTGGATGAAAGTGGCGTTCCCCTTGCGTCAAGGTATTCGGCGCAGATGGCGCGGGCCAGAGCCGCCGCAAATTCAGGCGCTTCTCCCGAGGCCGTGGACGCTATCCGAAAATCTGCAGAAAGCGTGCTGGCCGATCCGCAATATGCGTCGATATACGCGCCATATCTGACAAAGCTGAAGGCTTGGAAGGACAGGCAGGCGAGCGGCCAAGGCGTATATTCTGATGAGGCTCGAAACATGGGCGAATTCAAGCAGGCGGCAACGGCGGTTGAAAAATCTTTGCACGATATTGCATACGCCCGCGCCGACACTGACACCAACACCCTGTCGTCCGCAATGGCGAGCGGCGTCGGAAACATCGCCAGCTTGCCCATTGTTGGGGGCTTGCTGCCCCCTCAGGCGAAGAAGTTCCAGTCTGATGTAGTGACCATGGACAAGGCCGCCACGACCCTTACGGCCAAAGAGGCACAACTCAGCGGCCTTATCCGCGCGCCCAAGGCCGCGCTTCAGGCGGAGCAGCCTACGAGCATCACGTCAGATAAGCCGCCCAATTCTGCCTATGAAATGATGACGACCAAGCAGGCAAATATCTTGCAAGGAAAAGCATGGGCCGACGAGGTTCAGCGCCTTGCCGGGCAAGATATTGACTGGAACGCATACAAAAGTGACTGGTTTGATCAGCACCCTGTTCAATCTTACGTTACCGATGCGGCCAAAAATTACCCCTTCTCGCGTGGAATGTCGCCAGACGAAAAGCTGAAATACATTGAAAAGTCTTCGGGCGTTTTCAATAAAAAGAAAGAGATCGTTTACCATCCGGCAACCAAGGATCAACTTGACGCCATTCCAGTTGGGTCGGTCTGGATGTCTGCCAATGGTAAATATCACCGAAAGTAGGGGAGAGGCACCATGCCCAGCGCTCAAAAACTAATCCCCCCTAACTTTTGGCAAAAGGCAGGGGATGCCCTTTATGAAGGGGCGCAAAATTTTGGCCCCGAGTGGCTGAACACGGTCAATCCCAAAAACCTGCCCCAGACCATTGAGGGCCTGAGCCGGTTGGGAGGGCTGGGCCTCACGCTTGATAAGGCCCTGTATGATCCCAACTACGCCAAGGACCATCCCAAAGATGCGGCGCTTATGGATGCGCTGCAGACCCACGGCCGGTTGGGGCTGAGCCTCACGGGTGAGGAGCCCCTGAATGGTCCCAACTACGCCAAGTACCATCCCGAAGAGGCGGCGATTCGGGATGCGCTGCGGACCTACTATGGCAATTACGGATCGTGGCATGGCGTGTCTCAAAATGTGCGCCACCATCCGGTGGGAGCGCTGTCTGACGCGGCTCTGGCAGTTGAAATGGGGCTTGCCCCATTCACCGAGGGAGCGTCCATGTCCGTCGCCCCTCTCACAAGCGGCCTGACATTAAATCGCGTCTTGGCCATCGCAAATAGAGCGGCGTCCCTGACCGGAAAGGCCACTAGCCCCTTCCTTGTCCCCTCGGTTGCGGCCAAGGTGGCCAAGCCTGTCGCCAGCCGGGCGGCGGGACTGGTCATGCGGGTGCCCCGCGCAAACATTGTTGACAGCAGCGGAACACTTACCTCGACGGCGCGCAAGGCCATCGTGGACGCCTTTGGTGGCAAGGTGGACCCTCAAAAAGTTGTCGAGTTGCATCCCGGCTTGATTGATGACCTTCAAAAGGGCGGGGTAACCCCCGCCAACGTGCGGCAATCTGTCGCCCGAGCGCAGGGCGTTGATTTGACCAGATCGATGGCCACTGGGAAAAAGCCGCCGCAAGCGGCCGCCGACATTACCTCCAGCGCCAAGGAAAAGGCATCTGGAGACCTGTCATCCCATGTTGAAAGCATCGTTCCTCCGCCGACAATGTCAATTGGTGATTCAATATCTCAAGCATTTAATGCATCAAAGAGTAATGTAAAAAACCTTTACGACAAGTTCAAAGACAATAAAGGTGTAATTGATCCTAATTTTTCAGGCGATATTATGTCTTCAATTGACGACAGGCTGAAAAATTCTGGACTTACTCTTGGCGACCTTTCAGAAAAGCATGAAAGCGTTATCCCCAATGCCAAAATCGGCATGGCTGAAATTAAGCGCCTGACAGATAAACTGAACCGGGGGGAGCCTGTCGGCGCCCCTCAGGTGAACGATACCGCAAAGACACTGAACTCTCTCTGGGAGGGCTCCAGTAGCTATGATCGAGAGCTTCTGAGCGCTGTGCGCAAGGGATTCTACGATTCAATTGAGAACATTCCTCCGTGGAAATTTTCCGACGATGTAAAGCAGTTCGCGTCCGATTTTAAGAATGCGCGCGGGGCCTATGAGGCGCAAGCCAATCAGTTCTTGGGAAATGACGAAATTGCGAGGGCGCGGAAGCTGGCCGAGGCGGGGGACACTCCAGCCGCCACAAAGCTCATATCTGACAGCCTGATCCATCCCGAGACTGGAGAGATGAAGCCCAATTCAGACGCCATTTTGGACAGGCTGCACGCCATTGGGGTCGGCGATACGGCGGAGCGTCATGTCGCGCATGTAGCGGCTTCGATTGTGGGAGACCCCGGCTCTTCGGCCACCGCAGTCGAGAACGCCTCAACCAATCGGTTCCTCTCCCCCGATGAGGCCGACAGACTTGCGCTTGCGCGTCAGACAAAAGAAATCGTCGGCCAGACCCCCACCCCGTCCAATGCGTGGACCCTTGGCCGCCTCGCCCGCACGGGGACGGGCGCGATGATCGGGGCCGGTACAAGCGCGTTCCTCGGACATCTCGGCCTGCCCCCGGCCATCTCCGTGCCCGCCTTCGGGGCTATCGGTGGCGCGCTCGAAACTGCGGTCGATAAAAGAATTGCGGGCCCAATGGAGCGCAGGGCTGAAGCCGCCGGGGCTCCGGTGGAGCGAAACGTCATAAACCCCTCCGGTCTTACAGATGGGAAAGCTGCCCCTGCGGTACGCCTGGCCAAGACTGCGGCCAATTATGCCGCGAGGCGAAGCGAGGAGCCCTACAATCCCCAAGAGGATGGGGCGCTTCCAATCGATGAGCGAATGAGGCCCCCCGAGCCACAGCCGTCTCAAGAGATCGCGCCAGACGCCGACCAGCCACCGGCCGAGCCTGTGAAAGACCCCCGAATGGCCGCGCCGCCTGGATCGGATAATGATGTCATCACTCCAGATCAGCCCGAGCCTCACTTTGGCGGCGGCCGGGTGGGCCGGGCGTCGGGCGGCAAAGTCCACAACGTGCGCCGCCACGAATATCTGGTGGACCGCCTGCTGAAGGCCGCGAAAGATGCTAAGAAGATGACTGACAAGACCACCGAGCCGCTGCTGAACGTGCCGGACGAGCATATCGTCAAGGCGCTCGACGTGGCCCAGCGGGCAATCTGAGGGCTGAGCAATGGCTTCCACTTACACGACGAACAAGGGCCTCGAACAGCCCGCCAACAACGACTACGTCGGGAACTGGAACCTGCCGGTGAACGCCGACTGGTCCACCATCGATACCGCCTTTGGCGGGTATCAGGTGCTGAACCCGACCGGCCTGTCCGGCGTGGTGGCCCTCACGTCCTCTACGAGCGGCACACAGCCCTATACGCGCACGGCGCAGTGGCAGGCCCCGAACATCGTCATTGGCACGTCCCTGAGCGGCGTGGCGACCCTGACGGCCAATGTGAACTACCAGCTTCCCTCCGGCATCGGCGGCGTCTGGACGATCTACAACAACACCACCGGGGCCTACACGATCACCTTCTCGTCGGCGGGCGGCGGATCGTCGGTGGTCCTGCCGCAAGGCTACCGCACTTCGGTGGTCAGCGACGGCACCAACGTGCAGGTGGCCGTCACGGGCTCCACCACGTTCGCCTCGACCGCCCACCGCTTCCTTGGCTCGACCAGCGGCTACATGGCCTTCCAAGGGCCCGCCGTGGGCAACAACACGACGTGGACCCTGCCCGGCACGGACGGATCGTCTGGGCAGGTGCTGTCCACCAACGGGTCGGCGGTCCTGTCGTGGGCGTCGGTGGCCGCCACAGCGTCGGCCCTGACTGCCGGGTCGGTGCTGTTTGGCAACGCCAGCGGCCAGATCGCGCAGGACAATGCCAAGCTCTACTGGGACGACACCAACTACCGGCTGGGGGTAGGGACCTCCAGCCCGATCAGCACTCTGGATGTTTTGGGGTCACAGGCGGCATTTCGCACGTCCGCCGGGCCGATCTTGGCCATCACCCCGTCAGGATCGGCGGGTGGCGGCGCTGACATCTCGTCCAGCTTCTCCGCTGGTGGCTACGGTCCCCTGACGCTCACGACGAGCGGCACTGAGCGAATGCGTATCCTCGCCGCCGGTAACGTGTCTATTGGTGCCAGCGCCGCAGGCGGCTGGCTCAACGTGCAGGGCTTCTCGTCCTACCGGGGCGATGGCTACACCGTGGCCTCGTTCGCGGCCAACTCCACGCTGGCCCCGCTGAACATCGTCCAGAACAACAACGGCACATACCCCGGTATCGCGGCGGGGCAGAACTCGTCCGCCGCGTTCCAGCCGCTGGCGTTCTTCACGTCCGACACTGAACGGATGACCATCACGGTGGGCGGAAACGTCGGTATTGGAAATTCTAATCCCGCTTATCCGCTCGATGTTACCGGACAAATGCGGGCGGGCGGCGGATATTTTGGCGCTGACGGCACCAACGGATACATCAGCATCGCTCAAGGCACCACGACCAACACCGGCTTTGTGGGCTTCTACCTCGGCAATGGCACCCGCAACGGCTACATTGGCTACGGCGGCGGCGCGGGCGGCACGATCAACTTCTGGGGCGAACTGTCGTCGGCCATGGTGTTTGCCACCAACGGCACCGAGCGCATGCGGATCAGTGGCGCTGGCCTTGTCGGCATTGGTACGTCCGCTCCCGGTTATCCGCTCGATGTTACTGGCCAACTCCGAACCACGAACGCCATCTTTGCCGGCTATGACGGCACCAATGGCTTTACGGCGCTTGTTCAAGGAGGCGCTTCATACAGTGGATTTCTGGCATTCTATAATGGTTCCAGTACTCGTTGGGGATATATTGGCAATAGTGGAGGCCCGGGCGGAACAATTAATCTTTGGGCCGATGTGTCAACCGCTTGGGTTATCGGCACGAACGCTACTGAACGTATGCGTATTACAGGTGGCGGCGAAATCTACATGGCCGCAGCCCAATCCCCAACGCAGACTTATGACGTGGGGTATCTGGGCATCCCGCAAGTCGGCGGCGCAGCTAAAACGGGAAATTACACGGCGGTCCTTGCGGACGCGGGACAGCAAATCCTGTTCAACGCCACAGGCCTCACGGGCACCATCCCCGCCAACGGCTCAGTTGCCTACCCCATCGGCACCACGCTGACGTTCATCAACATTTTTGCGGGCAACCTGAGCATCGCCATCACAACCGACACCATGACGCTGGCTAACTCCACCACCACCGGCACCCGCACGTTGGTTCAGAATGGCGTTGCCACGGCCATCAAGTATACCGCCACGTCGTGGATCATCTCCGGCGTGGGGCTCTCCTGATGGCTGGCGCTGTTGCAGGGCTCATGGCCTCGTTTGGCGGTATCAACGTGGTCCGCACCTACACGTCTGGAAGCGGCAGCACGTCCATCCCCACGGGCGGGTCGTACGTCATCATTGAGGTCTACGGCGGCGGCGGCGCGGGCGGCACGGGATCGAGCCTTTGCGTTGGCTTTGCGGGTGGCGTCGGAGGAAATGGCGGCTACGTCAAGAAGACCCTCCCCCTGACCGGCGCGAATGTCGGCCAGACCTTCAACTATGTGGTCGGGCCCGGCGGCACCACGGCCGCAGGCACGGCCTCCACCGCCACCAATGGCACCTTCCCGACTTCTGTCTCCATGTCGGGCGGCGGCGGTGGGCGTGGCGTGAACGGCGCTAGTGGGGGCGCGGCCGGAACGCCGGGGACCGCCTCGGGCGGCGATGTCAACACGGCGGGCGGCGGATCGGCGGGCGGCAGCGGCGGCACTGTGCCAAATGGAACTGGCGGCGCTGGCTCCAACGGGATTGTCCGGTTCACGTTCCACTGATGCTGCTCTACCGCTTCACGCGCGACGGCGAGGTCACCAGCCTCAATCTGCATTTCCAGTTCAAGGGCGACGTGCTGGAGCTTCACGCGCACCCGGAGAGCAGCTTCCATGACGTGCGGATCGACCGGGGCGCGGTGTCGATCTACGGGCCCGGCCGCAGGTGGGAGATCATCGGCAAGGCCGGAGACTTCGTGGCCCTGACCGACGAGCAGCAGGAGCATGAGATCACGGCACTGCAGGACGACACTCTGTTAGCAAATGTGTATAAGGGTCCCCAGCCTCAAATGGAGGCGCTCATCAAGCCCGACTGGGCCCCCTACGAATAAGGACCCCACCATGGCCGTCACCTACACTTGGACCTTCCCCCAGCTTAACGTGCAGACGAGCGCCTACGGCAAGACCGACGTGGTCTATAGCGTCAACTACGTCCTGACCGGGGACGACGGCGAGGGCCACACGGCTCAGGCCTACGGCACCTGCGCCATTCCTTACGACGCCGACGACCCCTTCATTGACTTCCCCGGCCTGACGCTGGATGTCGTGCAGGGCTGGGTGACCAAGAACCTCGGCGCGGATCAGGTGACCAGCATCGAGGCCTACCTCTCGACCCAGATCGCGGATCAGATTAATCCTCCGACTGCGACCCTGCCCCCGCCGTGGGGCTGATATCTCAGGAGACTGTCATGGAAATGAATGCAGACCAGCGTATCCGTATGACCATCGGCGATCTCGTCGTGCAGATGGAAATCGCGCGCGACCAGATCAAAGACCTGCAGGCGCAGCTTGACGCCGAGAAGGCCAAGAACGCCCCGCAGGAGCCGCCCAAGGAGGACTGAGCCATGATGCAGGAGATGAGCGATGCCGTCATCCGACACGCCCTCACGGGCGCTGGCGCGGTCATGGTGGCCCATGGTTACGGAACCAATGACCAAGTGCAGGCTGTGGTCGGCGGTATCATGGCGGCAATCAGCATCTACATGTCCTACCGCCACAAGCAGGCCATGCTGGCCAAGCAAGGGAACTGAAGTAATGTCTCAACTCTCCTCCGCCGCCAAGGCGTTCAAGGCGACCGGCGACGTCGGCGCGCTGGTCACCAACATCGTCTCGGACCTCCAGAAGGACTTCGCGTGGCTCCAGAGTATCCCCGGCGTGACGCTGCTGGAGGGCTGGGTCGTGAACTTCATCGGGGCTGAACTGGCTGCCGCCGGGGCCTCGGCCACGCTGGTGGACTTCGTCAAGACGGCGATCCTGAATGCAATCGATCCGCCACGGAACGGCTGAAACAAAACGGGGGGCTTTCGCCCCCCGTTCCTCACTTGAACACCTTGATCTTGCCGATGATCAAAGGATTGAGGGCCACCTGCCCCGCGAAATAGTATTCTTTCGTCTCTGCGTTACGATACCACTCGTCCACGATCAGAAAGTCCACGGACGACAGGGCTTTGATGAAGTCCTCCAAGCTCCTGACGGGGTATTCCGCAATCACCTGATGGACCAGATTGCCCGCCGTGAAGCTGGGCATGTTCATCGTCACCTGAAATTTCATTCCATACTCCAATAGATGGGCGGGCGACGGCTAAGCCGCCCGCCCGGTATATTAGCCGAAGTCGTCGTCGTCCGCCGTAGTAGCGGGCGGGGCGGCCTTAGTCGAGCCTGTAGCCGGGGGCGTGTTCGCCGGACGGCCAGCAGACGGCGCGGGCCGGGGCTGGGCCTCCAGATCGGCGGGGCGGGGAGCCCACGACCCGATCTCGAACTTCGGGCAATAGTTGGTGGACTTCTGGCCCTTGCCCTCCGACACGATGGGGATGGTGTCCACCATGGTCACCACCGGCAGCTTGCCGGGGTTGGCCTTCATACCGGCCAGATAGGCGTCGTGAAGCTCGTCCATGCCGCGCAGGAAGGCCTTGGACACGCTGGCGACCTCGCGGACATCACCGCCGCAGGACGGGGCCAGCTTGATCAGGATGCGGACGCCGCCCTTGTGCTTGTCGGTCGGCGGGGTGCGCTGGGGGTGGGTGTCCGGGTAGGTCACCACGTCGAAGTCCGGGGCTTGCCCGGCCACGAAGGCGATCCAGCCGGTCTGGACGTTCTCGAAGTCGAACACCGCCTTGAAGTCGCGGGTGATGTCCACTTCGTCGTTCATATTGTCCGTCCGGTCTACGCGAGCCCACCGGCCTGCCTTCGCATTGTATTTCACGACCGGGATGATATCGCCGCCGGTCGCGGCTTCATAGTTCACGCCAAGAGCCATGTGCTCGTCTCCATGTGCGGCTATCTGGCCAGCCGCTTGCCTTACCCCGTGGTGGGGATTTCAGAGGCCCCAGACCTCGAACGCCGCTTGGCGGGTCAGGGGGTCATTAAAGTAGAAGCTGTCCACGTCGGGCACGACCATGGCCGCCAGTTCGCTGGGGTCGTCGCTGACGGCCAAGAACCGCTGGATGGCCTTGCCGATGGTCACCAGCGCCTGCAGGTGCTCTGCGGAGTTCTCAAGCTCGTAGCAGGCCACCTTCTTCGGCGTGGTGTAGCAGACGCGGGCGCTGGAGTTGCCCCGCACTGCCTTGTAGAGCGACACCTGCCGGGCGTGGTTGATGCTGATCTTGGACGGCAGGGCGTGGGTGGTCTTCAGGTCCACCAGAATGCCGTGCTGGCTCCACTCGAAGTCGAAGTAGCCGATGATCGGCACGTCGAGGCCCTCGACCGTATGCGAGACGGCCCCCTGCAACTCAGTCGGCACGCCGTACGGCCGAAGCTCCGCCAGCGCCTGCGCCACAAAGCCGGGGATGCCGTCCCGTTCCTTTTCCTTGCGGGGGTCGGTGTTCAGGGCGGTCAGCCGGTCGAACTGGGCCACAGCGGCCTCCACGCACTCCGTGACGGGCGCGGAGGGGTTCAGCAGGCCGTGGGCCACACCGGTCTCGGAGGCCGTCCCACGGTGCGCTGCGGCCCCCACGGAGGTACTGCGCTTCAGGCACTTCTGCAGCACGAACATGGCCGGGCTGGCGATGAAGGTGTTGCAGGAGGACGGGGAGAGGTGCTCGATGCCGTGTGCGGCGAAGGATGACATGGCGTTCCAGATACGATTGCGATTGAGCCGCGACACTGCCCGACCGGAAAAAAGGTGTCAAGCGGGCCTGAGGCCCTGTTTTTATCGTTGACACCCGAAAACAGCGCGATTAGAACAATGACATTGATTGTATCGCTTAACGAAAACAACCCCATCGGAGATCGACATGAACATCCTCGAAATCGACGCCGCCCTCGCGGCTCAGGACGCCGCCGAAGCCGCAGCCCGCGTGCCGGTCGTCGTCACCACCAAGCGCCACGGCAGCCCCTTCGACCGTGGCAGCGCCGACTACTACTATGGCCGCCTGTACCGCCCCCACTATTTCGTGGGCGACACCTACGGCAGCGCCGAGATCACTGACCTGACCGATCAGGAGCGGGCCGAGTACCGCGCCGGGTGGGAAGAGGCCGACCGCTACGGCGACCAGAAGGACTGGGGCTGAACATGACCCCCTACGAAACCTTCGACTTTTTCATTCGCCGCCTTGGTGATGGGGCGCTCCTGCGCCTCATCGACGACGCCGAAGGCTCCTTCCACGATGACGCCGACTACGTCCGCGCCGTCGCCACCGAGGCCCTTATCGAGCGTGGATTTCTGAAAAACTGGGAGAGCATCTGATGACTTACGGAACCGTCGAATATCACCGCGAGCAGGTCAAGGACTGGGAGGAAATCCTGTCCGTCTGGATCGGCCACCTGCGCAATGACATCCGCAGGGACAACATCGCCGAGATCGCCCGCACCGTCGCGCACGTCGCCACCGCGAACGCCTCCCTCAAGGAGCACACCGACGCCCTGCTCGCCGCCACCACCACCGAAGGGGCCGCCGCGTGAGCGGCCCCACAACCCCCAAGGAGACCGACCACATGACCAAGCGCCAATTCGACAAGCTGACCGCCGCCCAGATCGTGGCCGTGGATAAGGTCCTGAGCGATTGCGTGATCGGGACCGGCCCCGAATCCTGCGAGTACATCGACGGCTGGGATGACGCGCGGGTCGCTGCAAAAGCCATCCCCGAGTACCAGTCCAACGGCACCGCCGCCGTGGGCCGCCTGCGCATCCAGCTTGGCCACGGCAAGCTGCGTGTCGGCCGCCCGGCCGCCGATTCCGTCGAGGACGCCTACAAGGACTTGGAGCGCCGGGTGGCGGCCATCGAGAAGGCCCTGCTCGCATGATCATCTTCGGCCGCTACGGCCCGCCGCCGAACCCGCCGGAGCCTCCCGACGAGAAGATTGCATGGGAGCGCATTCTGGTGATCCTGCTGAACCTGATCCTGTGGGGCTACGCCATCTGGCTTTTGAAGGGGTGCATCAAATGACCGACGCCCAGGAGATCGAACACCTCAAGAGCGAACTGAAACGTATTCAGCAGGCCCTGTACTACGAGCAGTGGCTGGCTGGCCGTCAGGGCACGCATGGACCCGGCTGCTGGAAGTGGAGGCCAGCGCACTACCGCTGCGCCCTCAACCACATTGAGGAGATCGAGGGGAGGGGCAAGTGAGCGACGGCCCGACCTTCAGCGCCTACCTCGGCGACAATCTCTACGCCGACTTCCCCAGAGACGTGAGGCTGGTCCGAATATGGGCCATGGCGGACGGTCAGGCGTCCGTGCCCCTGTACCTGAGCCCCGAAAGCCTCGCCGCCCTGCTTAACTATGCAGCCCGCTGTTATGCGGGCGATATCGGAGTACCGAATGCCCAATCAGTACACTAACAACCCATGGACCGATGAACTGACCCGGCTGGTCGAGCGCCTCTGGATGGAGGGCAAATCCGCCAACCAGATCGACAAGCAGATCGGCCGGTCGCGGAAACTCCGTGATCGGCAAGGTCCACCGCATGGGCCTCAACAATGTCGTCCGGCAGCGGCCCACTATGGTGGTCTCCCGCTTCAATCCCCGCTTCGGACCTCCCAAGCCCCCTAAGCCCCGCCACAAGCCCGTCAGGAGCCTGCCTGCGGCCATCAAGGACAATGTCGTGCCCCCGTCTGTCAAACCCATCCAGAGGCCGCCAGAGGGCGGCGTGAGCCTTCTGTCGCTGAAGTACGGCATCCAGTGCGCCTATCCGGTCTCAGGCAAGGGTGCGGACACCGCCTACTGCGGCGGTGGGACGGGCGGCCATACCTACTGCGAAACTCATCGCAGGGTGATGTATGAGCGTCCGAAAAAGATGCACTCCTCTTCTATGTTCACACGAAAATAGTTGTTGACAGGGCCTAAGGCCCTATGAGATAACCCACCACATCGGGGGCGCGGTGCTCTCTACCTTATCGGAGATCGAACCATGACCACCAACGCCCACCCCGTCGATCAACTCGTCGCCCTCCGCGCCCAGATCAAGGCCCTGCAGGAGCACGAAGCCCTGCTCAAGACCGAGATCAGCCGCGCCATCGGCGACGGCTCCTGCCTCGTCGGCGACGAGTGGATCGCCGAGCAGTCGGTAACCACCCGCAAGGGCGGCATCGACGAGAAGGCCCTCAAGGCCGCTGGCATCGACGTGGATGCCTTCCGCAAGGCCGACACGGCCGTCTTCACCCTGCGCACGGTCCTCAAGGTCTCGCGCATCGCCGCCTAATCACCCACGGGGGGCTGCGGCCCCCCGTCCACCTCAACCCAGATCGGAGATCACACATGACCACCCAACACACCCCCGGCCCGTGGCGCATCGCTGAGATGCACGGCCTTAGCCTCTACATGAACGACGTCGCTGTCTCGGTCGTTCAGGCGGATGAGGCCGCAGAGGAGGATAGGCCCATCCAGCACATCGCCTTCGTGTCCTGCCATGCCGACTACAAGCGGGGCACCGGCCACAAGGCGCAGTGCGCGGAGCGTGACGCCAACGCCCGCCTGATCGCGGCCGCGCCAGAACTGTTGGCGGCCGCAAATCGGGTCCGCCGGTCCTACCCCTTGTTTGAGCCAGATGCCGATGGCGAGTGTGTCCTGATCCGCAGATCGGACCTCGATGCGCTTATCGCCACCATCGACAAGGCGGAGGGCCGGGCATGACCAAATACACCGCCACCTGCTCCGAGTGCGGCCAGCGGTGGCACTGCTGGGCCGAGCGGGGAGCCCTGCCCGTGCCCGGAGTGTACCGCCCGTTCCTACGACTGGTGCAGCCATGACCACCCGGCGACTGCGCTGGGCCTGTTCGTCGAGATCGGCACCCTGACGTTCGAGGAGGAGCCCGAAAACATTTCCAAATAATATCTTGTAGGATGTGAGGCCCTATGGCATACAGGGGGCCTCAATCTATTCTGCTTTATCGGAGATCGACATGTCCTTCGCCCCCACCGCCCAGCAGGCCGCCTTCCTCGACGCTCTGGTCAACACCAAGCGCAACCTCGCCCTCGTCGCCCGCGCTGGCTGCGGCAAGACCTCCACCATCCTGCTGGCCGTTGACGCCATCCAGCAGCACTTCCCCAACAGCGAGACGCTGGTCTGCGCCTTCAACAAGGCCATCGCCACCGAAGTCGGCGACAAGCTGAAGGCCGCCGGTCACACCAACTGGCGCACGGTCGGCGCTCAGACCCTGCACAGCCTCGGCTACGGTCTGGTCAAGTTCGCCTTCAAGTCCGAGATCGACCCGGACAAGGTCGGCAAGCTGATCAAGGCCCAGAACGACCCAGTGTTCGACACCTACGGCGCGCAGATCGCCCAACTGGTCCGCTACGCCAAGGGCGCGGCCTTCGGCTTCTTCGCCGGGATCGGCGACAAGTCGGCGTGGTATGATCTGGCTGACCACTACGACGTGAACGGCTTTGAGGATACCTCGGACCTCGACGACGTGATCCGCGCCGCCCAGTTCATCTACAAGGCCAGCCTCGACAAGGTGGACACGGTGGACTTCGACGACCAAATCCTGTTCCCGCTGGTCAAGAACCTGCGCGTGAAGTTCGGCAAGGACTTCATCTTCGTGGACGAGGCGCAGGACCTCTCCCCCGCCCGGCAGGCCCTGATCCGCAAGTTCGTGAAGCCCCACACGGGCCGCGTGATCGTCGTCGGTGACCCGGCGCAGGCCATCTACGGCTTCTCCGGCGCGGACGCCGAGGCCCTGCCGAATCTGATCTCGGCCCTCGACGCTGTGCAGCTTCCGCTGTCGGTGACGTGGCGCTGCCCCAAGGCCGTCGTGAGCCTCGCGCAGGGCATCGTGGCCGACATCGAGGCCGCCCCGTCCGCCCCGGAAGGCAAGGTCCAGTCGCTGGCCGCCCTGCCCGACGACGTCGCGGCCGGTGACGCCATCCTGTGCCGCAACACCGCCCCGCTGATCGAGATCGCCTACCGCCTGATCCGGTCGGGCAAGGCCGCCAAGGTCGAGGGCCGCGACATCGGCACCGGCCTGAAGGCTCTGGCCCAGCGGTGGAAGGTCACCACCATCGACGCCCTGCTCAAGAAGATCGACCTGTATCAGGAGCGCGAAGTCCAGAAGGCTCTGGCCAAGGACAAGCCGGGCAAGGTGGTCGAGGTCGAGGACCGCTGCGACACGATCCGCGAAATCTGCAAGGCCTGCATCGAGCAGAAGCAGACCAGCGTCTCGGACGTGTGCCTGTTCATCGACCGCCTGTTCGCGGACGGCGCCGAGAACTGCATCGTGCTGGCCACCTACCACCGCTCCAAGGGCCGTGAGTGGCACAACGTGTTCCTGTATGAGCACGCCGCCCGCTGCCCCTCCAAGGGCGCCCGCCAGCCGTGGCAGCAGCAGCAGGAGCGCAATCTGGCCTACGTGGCCTTCACCCGCGCACAGAAGGTCCTGACCTTCGTGGGCTAACATCGGCGGGGGCTTTAAGCCCCCGTCCTTTATCGGAGATCGAAATGCGAAGTGATTTGAAAGAATGCGTGATCGAGGCCCTGACGCACTCCGGCGATGATCCGGGTGCAGCAGTGGATACCATCGTCGAGTGGTCTGCGCAGGACCCGTCCCTGCGGGACAGGCTGCTGCGTCTGGGCGCTCAGCAGGTCGTCAGGACGTACTACAACGACCAGCGCGAGAGCGCGATGACCATGGCCATAGGCCGCGTGGCGGCCAGTCTGGACAATCCTAACGTCGCCCAGAGGGTCGCCGCCCGCATCGCCCGCAAGGCGTTTTGGGACAAGTACACCCTGTACGGCCACATCCCGCTCAAGGGGGCCACCAAGGCCCAACTGCTGGAAAGCATCGGCAACCGCCGGGCCCAGATCACATCAGAGCAGCGCAACCTCAACTTCGAGCAGTTGATCGCCGACCGGCTGCCAGACGACGACGCGCGCGTGTCGGATCACCTGACGGAGGCGCAGGTAGAGCGCCTCGCCAACAAGGCCATGGGAGTGAAGCAGTATGCGTAAGAACTCGTTCGCACGGACCAGCGACGGCCTGCGGGACGCCCTGATGTCAGAAATGGAGGATATCCGGGCAGGCATAGCCAGCGCCGCCGAGGCCACCGCCTTCGCCCTGCTGGCCAAGCAGGTCATTGGGTCCATGGAGGCCGATATCGCCATGCAGTCCCGCACTGACGCCTTGGAGAACCGCATGTACCGCCGCAAGCGGGAGGAGGAGGAGATCGCTTACCGCCGCGGGCAGGAGGAGCGTGAGCGCCTGATCGAAGAGCGAAGCGAGCACATGAATCTTTTCTTGGAGAGCCTCAATGAAACTCGCTGAGCGTGACTTCAACGAAATCCCCGATGGATATGTATACAGGGAGGGGGAGCATTCTGACCTGATCCAGTTTGGAAACAACAGAAGGTATACCCACCATCCAGTCGCGGCTTCGGCTGAATGCTTGGAAATGAAAGTTTTCCGCCATCTGAACGCAGAGGAAATTATTTACATAATCCGAAAGTATGCGGGCACGAGAAGCATGGTCAATTTCTTTGACCGCATGCTTCAAGACAATCGAACCAGCTACGAATACGTCAGAGGCATTCAGGTAAACTTGCAGAATGCCATAGAAATGGTTGGCCTGCGTGGTGGGTGCTCCTGCGAGACCTGCGACAAGATGGCCTACAATCCGGTTCCTGACGTTGCCGGGAACTGGGAGGAGGTCGATGCCTTTTTCCAGAGGGACAAGTCCGACGCCGCAATCGGCAGGCTGTGCTACCCAAAATTTCATGGCAGGCTGCCGATCCTGTGCGACGACTGCATGAGCATTGTCCGGCAGGTGCAGATCGAGAACCCCCACCTTCCCGTGTGGAGAAACGGCGACGTGCTGGCGCTCAAGCAGCTTTTGAGGCTTGTTGAGGTTGCCGCTGGCATCCCGCCAGAAAAACGCAAACGAAAGAAGCGCGCTCCAGAGCCGCGAAATCTGGCAGAAGTTTACTGGTCGAAAGGCATTGGAACGTGACCTACATCAGCTTCAAGGTTCCCGGCGAGCCCCGTGGCAAGGGCCGCCCCCGCGCCACCCGCATGGGCAACAACATCCGCCTGTACACCGACGCCAAGACCTCCGCTTACGAGAACCTCGTCGCCCTTGCCTGCCAGCAGGCCATGCAGGCCGCTGGGCAGCCGCCCCTGACCGGCGCGCTGGCTCTCAGCGTGATCGCCTACGTCGGCATCCCCAAGTCCACCTCCAAGGCCAAACGGGAGCAGGCGGCCGAGGGATACTTGCGGCCGACCAAGAAGCCGGACCTCGATAACATCATCAAGGCCGTCCTCGATGGCCTGAACGGCGTGGCGTTTGTGGACGACGTTCAGGTCGTCAATATTTCGGCAAAAAAACTGTATGCGATTGCTGAGCCCTACTTGCTGGTCAGCGTGGCGGCTCTGGAGACGCAAGCATGAGCGCCTACTACAACGAATTTGATCCTAACGCCGCAGCATGGTTGCGGGAACTTATCAAGCAGGGACTGATCGCGCCCGGCGATGTTGACACGCGATCCATCAAGGAAGTGAACCCAGATGACCTCAAGGCGTACACGCAATGCCATTTCTTCGCGGGGATCGGAGGATGGTCCTACGCTCTTCGACTGGCTGGATGGCCAGATGATAGGCCCGTCTGGACAGGAAGCTGCCCCTGCCAGCCCTTCAGCGCCGCTGGCGCTGGCAAGCAAGCCGGATTCAATGACGAGCGGCACCTCTGGCCGACCTTCTTGGGCCTCATCCAAGAGCGCCGCCCTTCAATCGTTTTTGGAGAGCAGGTTGCGAGCAAGGACGGACTCAATTGGCTCGATCTTGTACAGGCTGACTTGGAAGCATCGAATTACGCCGTTGGGGCGGCAGATTTGTGCGCTGCGGGCGTCGGCGCGCCGCACATCCGTCAGCGACTCTGGTTTGTTGGGCTGGGGGACGCCGACGACGCGCGATTGGAAGGACGACGGGAAGTACGTGCGCGACCCGAAGAAGGGCAACAGCCTTTCGGTTCTGCCTTATGCCGCCGGATTGGCCGCTTGGCCGACGCCGACGAAGAGCAACGGGGATGGCGGCCAGCACATGACCGGATCATCGACGGGGCGGCGTCCGAACGGCACCAAGGAGACGGTGAGCTTGCCGGGGGTGGCGGACTTGGCTGGCTGGCCGATGGAGGGATGGAAGAGTCCGAAAGCATCCGAGGGGATGGGGCGATACAGCCAATTCAAAGGTATTCGCTATCCGGGGCTGTGGATGCAGACGGAGTTTGCGGGCTGGGGGACCCCTTTAACCAACCACGCAAACGGGGAACCGGAAGCCTTTTTGGAGCGGAAGCGCAAAAGTATGGCGAACGGGTCGCAGTCGATGGGCGTTTGCCTGAGCGACCTGAACATGCAGGTGAAAGCATGGGTGCCGCCCCAACCGGCCCGACTAACGGCCTCTGGCGAGATGCTGACTGGCTCTTCTGCCGGGATGGAAAGTGGCGGCCAGTTGAACCCGGCACATTCCCGCTGGCTCATGGGTTACCCGCCAGAGTGGGACGACTGCGCGGTTACGGCAATGCCATTGTCCCGCAAGTCGCGGAAGTCTTCATCCGCACAGTGATGGAACATCAACATGACCTGCCCTGACTGCGCCAAGCTCAAGGCCCGCATCGCCGTCCTCGAAGGCAATCTGAATGACCTGACGCTCATGCTTACCGACCCCGCGGCGGACCAGCGCCGGGCGCTGAAGGAGACCTACGGCCTGCAGCCCAACGAGGCATCGATCCTGCTGGCGCTGTACCGGGCCCATGGGCGGTGCGTGGGCCATGAGAACCTGCTGCAGGCCCGGATCAAGGACTACGCCAAACACGGCGGCACCGACGCCGTCCTGAAGGTCTACATCGTCCGCATCCGCAAGAAGGTCGGCAAGGGGGCCGTCACCAACAACTGGGGCGTCGGCTACTCGATCACGCCGGAGGGCATCACGAAGGTGAAAGCCGCCTTGACGGCCCACGGGCTCGCGTCAGAATGAAAAGGGGCCGGGTCGCCCGTCAATGCGTCCCGGCCCCAAGTCTAACCAACTAGAGCAACGCCGGAATAGTATCAGCAGTGTCCACACACCGCAACATTTAGACACCGACGCTGCTCTCGAACCGTCAATCGAGAGCGAGATGAACGAATCATTCGACCCCGACTTTTCGGGGATCACCGACTACGCCCGCCTGTACAGGTCACTGGGCCTGCAGGCGGTGCCCGCGCTCAGTCCGAAGCCCGGCGAGCAGTGGAAGCGCCCGGCCATCAAGTGGCGGGACCATGAGACGGCGCTGGCCGATCAGGCCACGTTCGACCAGTGGTTCGCGCCACGGCAGCGCCTGATCAATCTGGGCCTGATCACCGGCCGGTGCTCCAGCACCGTCATCAACGGCGTCCGCTACAAACTGTTCGTGGCTGACATGGACACCTACAAGTCCGACAAGGGGCCCCAGTGGCTTAACGCCCTGTGCGAGGTCCACAACAACGGCATGGAACTGGAGACGGTCACCCAGCGCACGGGCGGCGGTGGCCTGCAGATGTTCTTCTGGGCGCCATACGACTGGCAGGCCCCCACAAATCGTATCGCCGATCTGGACATGGACTTCCGGGGCGACGGGGGGTTTATCGTGGCCACCCCATCCCAGCACACCAGCGGCAATCCCTATGGCTTCCTGCTGGGCAGGGGGCCGCATGAGATCGAGATCATCATCGCCCCGGACTGGCTGCTGGAGGCTATCGACGGGCTGGTGGCCAAATACGGCGGCCGTGCCCCACAGATCGTCTCTGACGGCCAAGTCAGCCTGATCCGCACCCAAGCGCCCCAGAGCCAGCAGACGCTGTCTGGCCGCCTGCTGGACGGCCGGGAGGCCTACATGACGGCGCTGGTCTGGCGGGCGGTGTGCGACCTGCGGGCCGAGAGCCCGATCCTCGCCAACCTCGACGACGAGCGGGACGCCGCCTATCAGAGATACGAGGACCATGTGGCCACGCGCATCCCGCCGGAAAACCGCCACAACATGACCCTCACTCAGGCCCTCGACGCCGAGGGCCGGGGCAAGGCCCTGTTCGACCAGAAGTGGGCCACGGCCATCGCCCAGTGGGACACGCGGGTGAGGGAGGCAGTGGCGGCCCGACAGACCGCCCCGGAGCCCTTTCTCGTAGAGTACATGGACCCCGAGACCGGGGAGGTTATCCAAGCCCCATACAAGGCCGCAGAGCCGCAGGACGACGATCCGGCTGTCACGCCCCCAGGGCATGGCTCAACGCCCCCAGGGCAGGGCTCAACGCCCGCCAGCGTCCTCCCTGAGCCGATCACGAATGTCTGGGACCCGTGGGAGCGGTTCCCCGTCCCCAAGTTTCCCCTCGATACCCTGCCGCCGAAGGTCCGGGCCTATGTCGAGGTCAGCGCTCTGAGCGTGGGGGCCGATGTCAGCGCCTGCGCCATGACGGCGCTGGGCGTGGCGGGGTCGGCCATCGACCAGTCCTTCAGGCTCAAGATGCGCAAGGGCGGGACGTGGACCGTGCCCCCGATCCTGTGGATCATGCTGTTCGGCGATCCCAGCACCAAGAAGACCCCCGTCATCAAGCAGTTTCTGTGGGCTCTGGAGCGCGTTGAGGCCGACGCCCGCAAGGCCTACCAGCGTGAGGTCGCCCGGTGGCAGGCGGACGGCGGCAAGAAGGGCGATGGAGAGGAGCCCGAGAAGCCCACCCGCTACATCACGTCCGACGCCACGGTGGAGAAGATCGCCGACATCCTCACACGTCAGGACCGGGGCATCCTGAACCACCGGGATGAGATGTCAGGCTGGTTCGCGGCCATCGACGGCAGCAAGAGCGGCAAGGAGGCGGAGAAGTCGTTCTGGACGAAGGCCTACAATGGCAACAGCCACGCAGTGGACCGCGTCATGCGCGGCGAGACGTTTGTCTCCAACCTCGCCGTATCCATCATCGGCGGCATGCAGCCGTCCGAGATGTCACGCATCCCTGACATGACCTCGAACGGCCTCATGCAGCGGTTCCTGCCGGTGGTCATGCGTCCGGCCGTCAAGGGGCGGGATGTGGATGACACGCTGGAGGCGACGCAGTGGGAGACCATCATCCGCCGCCTCACGTCCCTGCAGCCTCACAATCTCATCGCCAGCCCGCAGGCCGTGGAGGTGTTTGACCGATTTCAGGACCACTGCCTGTCGCTAGAGCGCGTCGAGGGGCTGGGGTCGAAGTTCACGACCTTCGTGGGCAAGCTGGCGGGCATGCAGGGCGCTCTCAGCCTCATCATGCACCTGATCGACTACAGGTGGGGCGAGCCCGTCTCCGGCGATGCTGCAGCCCGCGCGGAGCGCATCCTGACGCGCTTCGCCATCCCTCACGCCATGGCGTTCTACGGCGAGCACGGAGATGCGGGGGATATCGATGACCTGCGCTCCGTCGCCAGCTTCGTCCTGACCAGCGACAAGGACAGGTTCACGGCCCGCGACTTCACCCAGAACAGCCACAAGCTGCGGGGGCTGGGCATGTGGGAGATGGCCAAGCACATCAGCCCGCTGGTGGCCAATGGCTGGCTGGAGGAGGAGTACGCCAAGGGCGGGGGCGGCGTAAAGGCGTGGCTCATGCGTCCGGGCATCCGTGAGGCACTGCAGGCGCGGCGCGCGGAGCAGAAGGCCGACCGGCGCAGGCAGGCGGAGTTTCTGGCCGAGATGCGTCGGAATGCGGCGGAGGAGCCGTAAATGTTGGCAATGTTGGTACGCGCGCACTAGAGTATATATGATTTCTCTCTCTCTCTTTGGAATGCGCACATATATGGGGCCTTCGCGCGTACCAACATGTTCAACATTTTGGAGGACCACACGCCTGATGAATTGGCCGATGGGAACGAGATCGACGACCACATGTACAATGGCTAGTTCAGCCACCGCACGGCCAAGCAGTGGCGGGCCCTGCGCGCCAACCTGCGCCGGGAGTACATCCAGTGCCTCAGCGATCTCGCCAATGAAATCGTGCGCGACCTCGGCGAGGTGTCGAACAACAAGGGGCGCATGTCGTGGGCCACGCAGGAGCTTCTGGACGACCTGTCCCAGCTTCTGGTGGACATCGATGGGGACAAGGACGCAGCCCGCCGCAGCGGCGCTACGCTCGACCGTGTGAGGCGCAAGAAAAACGGAACGGTTTAGCAACGCCAACAGTCCACTTTGTTGAACAATATCTGAAATGTAAACAACACTTTACATCGTTCGGCAGTCGGCAAGTTCCGCCTCCGGCTATAAAGAGGGAAATCGCATGAGGCAGAAGCGGGATGAGAAGTGGACGCCGGAGCCGCGTCCGCCCATCAAAGCAGAGTGGCTGTCCAGCCATGGGGCCATGCTGTCAGGGCAGGCGTGGGTCGATGAGATGGACGTCGTCGCCCGCGACATGGAGCGGAAGTGGGGCGTGGACAGGCTGCGGCTGCTGGTCGGCCCTGAGCTTCGCGAGAAGTTTGACCGGCAGCGGTACAAGGTCAACCACGCCATGCATACCGGCGGCATCGAGGACGTGAAGCGCGAGTGCCAGCGCATGATCAAGGCATGGCAGGCGTGCGACCGTGCGGCCCGTGAGGCGGGCCACAAGCCTATCGATCCGCAGGTGTGGGAGATCGGCCTCGCTGACGGCTCTGTGCTGGCGCTGTGCCGGTCACACGACGACGCGCGGGCCTACCAGCCCGGCGACCGTCGCGTGGTCGTGTGGACGCTGGAGGAGGTCGCCAGCATGGTGTGCGGCGCGCACTTCGTGCAGTCGGTCAAGCGGGAGTTCCCCGGCGCGTTCGTGACGGCGGCGCGCTCGACCATCGCCGACCCGCTGCGCGCGGTGGACGCGAGCGACCCGCTCGACGATCCACTGCCGTTCTGATGCCCATAGATGAAATCTATCGGCTCAAAATGGGTTGCCGATAATATAATTTTAGGCGCGAAAATCTGATAGAGTGCGTCTATGGGCATCCATCAAGGGAGTGATTCATGGACAGCATTGAAGAGTGGCGCGACATCCCCGGCGAGGCCGGGTATCAGGCATCGAACCTTGGCCGCATCAAGGGCAGGCGTGGCGTGCTGAAGCCGTCGTTCAATCCCGTCTCCGGCCACGGCACGGTGACGGTATCGGACAGGCGCACGCGGTACGTCCACCACATGGTCTGCATCGCCTTCCACGGCCTGCGCCCGGCTGACAGGCCGGTCTGCCTGCACCTCGACGGCGACAGCGCCAACAACCGCGCCGACAACCTCGCGTGGGGCACGCACAAGGAAAACGCCGCCCACCGCATGCGTGACCACGGGCGCATCATCGCCGAGGTCCGCGCACTGCGGTCGGAGGTCGGCGACCTGCGCCGCCGCCTCGAAGCCCTCGAACGGTAGCGGCCCGCCTCCCGCACGCCGCATGATCGTCCGTGTGCGGACGGTCGTGCGGCACGTCGGCGGCGCGCTCGACCGCGTCGAGGCAAACGCGCTTGACATCAGAAAACCCAATGAAATCAATAGTTTTGCCCTCGTCGCCGTGGCGAGGCGGCCCCCCGGCACCCCCCCGCGCTGGGATTGAAGATACTATATGAGGTTACCGCGCGCGCACCGCGAACATACCACAAAAACCAACCCATCAAAAAACAAAAACCCAATAATTTCAATAGCTTGACCCCCCGCACCCCCAAATGACCCCCCACCCCATCAAGTAAAAAGCGACCGGGGGGGGTACCCAGAATACCCCCATTGCCGGGGTAGACAGGGCGTAACGGCCTATGTTACCGTGCCGGACCTTAACCCTATCGGAGAATGAAGCCATGGAAAACAAGACCTTGCCCCTGCTGCCCTATGAGGTGGCCGAACTGACGCCCCGCACGCCGATCTGGCTGCGGGTGTTTTGCTTTGTGATGCAGGCTTTGGCCGTGGTGTCATTCATGGCGACCATGCTGGTGATTGTGGCGTTCGTGGAGGCTAGCCGGTGACGACGGAGGAGTACCGCGACCTTCTGGACCGCAACCGCCTGCGTCAGGTGGACGCGGCGTGGATGTGTGGGATCGGGGAGCGGCATGCGCGCAGCATTGCGCTGGGGAAGTTCCCGGTGCCGCAATATGTGGCCGTGATCTTGATGGCGTATGACGAGGGGCTGATTGATGGCCAGTGGCTGGTCCGGCACATCGACCGGCCGGTGCCGTAGAGGAGGATGATGAAGATGAAGATCGGACTGAGTATCGCGGCGATTGCCGTGCTTCTGGCGGGCTGCACGCAATCGCAGCCTGATGTGGCCGAGCAGCTTTCGGGCTACGGCATGACCAACGTCCAGACGGACGGGTATGACTTTTTTGCGTGCGGGCATGATGACACGTTCGCCACGCGCTTCAAGGCATTCAACTCGCAAGGAATGCCGGTGTCGGGGGTCTTGTGCTTCGGCTGGTTCAGGGGCGGCGCCGTGCGCAATCTGCGCGTCAAGCAAATGGGGGGGAAACTGACATGAGTACGATCAAGACCAGGGCCGAATTGACGGCCGAGATCGAGGAATTGAAGGGGCGCGCTGCCTCCTTGGTGAAGGAGTGCGACCACCTGCGCGGTGTGCTGAACTGCACGCTGGATGCCAATGTGGCGCTGCTGCAGGACTTGTTCCGCATTCCCAACTGGGTGCAGTGGCTCTTCGGGGTGCGGTGGTAGGATGGCCCTGACCGTCTGGTACAAGTGGACGTGCGATATCTGCAAGGGCGAGATCGCCAGTCCGTTCAACGACAAGACCAACGAGAAGACCAACGAGAAGACCTACATGTCGGGGGCGGACCTGACGAGGCTGCCGCCGGTGGTCCGGTATGGGATGCAGGCCGGACACTGGGCCCTGTGCGACGAGTGCTGGGGCCCCATTGCGGACGCGCTGGAGAAGCGCGTTGCGGAGATGAAGGATATCAGAAAATGAACGAGTGCCAGAATTGTTTTTTCAGCCGGGTGACGACGCCCTCGCCGCACCTGCGGCCGAAGCTGACGTGCCGTGCGGCGCTGCCGTCCGTGGCGGAGGAGTATGTGTGGCCGGTGGTGCCGGGCGACGGGTGGTGTACGCACCACCGGCGGGCGAACGCGGACAAGGCGGCCACCGAGACTGAGGCAGCCATGCTGGAGATTGAGACTGAGGCAGCCATGCTGGAGATTGAGACTGAGGCGGCCATGCTGGAGATTGAGACTGAGGCGGCCATGCTGGAGATTGAGACTGCGGCCGCGCCGGTCAAGCCGAGGGGGAAGAAGGCATGAGTGAGATGCCGGAAGACATGGCCCGCGCCTATGCCGAGGCCTACCCCGACCGCGTGCCGGAGTATGTGCGGACCCGCGTGTGGGAGGCGGGGAAGAACTCCGCCGCCCGCATCACGGAGTTGGAGAAGCAACTTCAGTTTTACGCCGACGAGCATACCAAAGCGGGCAAATCGGAGAAGGCCGCGACCAATCAGCGTTTCGCCGATCTGTGCCGCTTTCACGCTGCGGAGGGTGAGGGATGACTGTTTTCTTCTCGGTCGTGTTCGCGTGGGCCACGTTCGCGACCGGCGCGTCCATTTATTTGGCGAACCAATTGAACAACGAACAGCGCATGTGCATCAGGCGCGAGGAGTTCATCGCCCTACGCGGCTTGTGGCCCGAATTTAGTCAGTGGTTGTCGGAGCCTGACGCTGCGGAGGGTGAAGGATGAAAGACATTATCAGCCGAATGCCCGCATCCGATTGGGACGCGATTGTGCAGAACGATCCGCTAATCAGCAACGCTGCGGAGGATAAGAGCCATGACGCTTAGAGATGCACTTGTAGACATTCTTTTGGACGCCGAGGCGTCTCATATATCCGGTCCCGCCGACATCATCCTCGCCGCTCTAGAAGGTGAGCCGTGACGAAAAAAATGATCAAGCGCCCGAGGGGCAACAAGCCCCACGTTCCGAACGGCAGGACCCGCGAGGCCGTCCGTGAGGCTTGCGCCAAGGGCATGACGCAGCCCGAGATCGGGGCCTTCATGGGCATTACCGACCGGACGCTGCGGAAATACTACAAGATCGAGCTTCGCGAAGGAAAGTACAGTTCGATCCTGAAGGTGGCGGACAAGCTGTTTTCCATCGCCATGGCCGAAGACAAGGAAACCGTCAGCCAGCAACTGGCCGCCAGCATCTTCATTTTGAAGACCCAAGGCGGCTGGCGTGAGGTCAACCGCACGGAGATCACCGGCAAGGACGGCGGGGCCATCAAGATCGAGGCGTCACGGGCCGTTCTGGACCCCCGCGACATGTCGCCGGAGGCGCGGGAGGAGTTCCGGGCCCTGCTGGAGGGCAAGATGGCCGAGATCGAGCAGGACGAAGCTATCGACGGCGAGTATGAAGAGATTGAGGACGACGACGGCGAGGAAGAATGACCGCGTTTGCCAGTTTCAACGGCGTCGATATCGACATCAAGGCCCAACTGAAGGCCTTGGACCGGGCTGAGTACGAGGACAGCCTGTACCTGTTCCTCACTCAAGCGTGGAAGTACATCGATTCGTCGCCGTGGACGGACGGGTGGGCAATTGAAGCAATTGCAGAGCATTTGCAGGCCGTTGCTGATGGAGAAATTAAAAGACTTATAATAAATGTACCGCCTCGGTGTGGAAAATCTACAATTACATCTGTTGCATTTCCTGCTTGGGTATGGGCTCAACCTTATCGCGGGCCGACGTCAGGCCCCGGAGTGCAGTTCCTGCACGCCTCCTACGCCCAGCAGTTGACCCTGCGGGACAGCGTGAAGTGCCGCAGGCTCATTGAATCGCCGTGGTATCAGGACGTGTGGGGCGAGCGGTTCACGCTCAACAGCGACCAGAACACCAAGAGCCGCTTCTCCAACGATCAGGGCGGCGAGCGCCTGATTACGTCGGTCGGCGCGGCCGTGACGGGTGAAGGCGGCTCGATCATCGTGGTCGACGACCCCAACGCGGCGTCGGAGGCCTTCTCCGAGGCCACCATTCAGGCCACCATCGACTGGTGGGACGGCGCCATGAGCACCCGCCTGAACGATCCGAAGACCGGCGCGTTCGTGATCATCCAGCAGCGCCTCGCCGAGGACGACCTGACCGGCCACATCCTGTCGAAGGACGTGGGCGACTGGACGCATTTGTGCTTGCCCATGCGGTATGAGCCCGAGCGGGCGTTCCAGACCCGCATTGGATGGAACGATCCCCGCACGACGCCCAACGAATTGCTGTGGCCGGAGCGGTTTGGCGAGCCGGAAGTCAATCTGCTGGAGAAGCAGCTTGGCCCTTTCAGCGCCGCCGGTCAGCTTCAACAGCGGCCTGAGCCCGCCGGGGGCGGTGTCATCAAGCGGGACTGGTGGAAGCTGTGGGACAGCCCCGTTTTCCCGCCCATGGACTTCATCATCGCCTCTCTGGACACCGCCTATACCCTGAAAACGTCGAACGACTTCTCCGCCATGACCGTATGGGGGGTATTCTCCGGCGACACGGTGGCCAATGACATCCGGGGCATGGATGGCACGGTCGAGCGGCGCTACACCGAAGACGTGCCCCGCGTCATGCTCATGTTTGCGTGGCAGAAGCGGCTGGAACTGCACGAACTGGTCGAGGAAGTAGCGTCAACCTGCCGAAGATTGAAGGTCGATAAGCTGATTATCGAAAACAAGGCCGCCGGGCACTCGGTGAGCCAAGAATTGCGCCGACTTTACAACAATGAGCGGTTTTCCGTCCAGCTTCACGACCCCAAGAGCATCGACAAGCTGTCGCGCCTATACTCGGTGCAGCATTTGTTCTCCGAGGGCATGGTATTTGCCCCCGACAAGGCTTGGGCTGAGATGACCATGACCCAAGTGGGCCAGTTCCCAAAGGGCAAGCACGATGACATAGTGGATACTGTGTCTCAAGCCTTGCGGCACCTGCGCGATCTGGGCCTTTTGACCCGAGCGCCAGAGCGTATTGAAGAAATTGAGGCCATGAAGGCATACCCCGGCGGCCGTGAACAGCCGCTCTACCCTGCGTGAGGCTGGAAATGATCGAGCAGACCCAAGTCAAGGCCAGCGCCACGGCCGAGATGGTGAAATTCGGAAATCCGCCGACGTGGGAAGTGTCGGTCTGGGGCGAGGAGCCCCACGACCACCGCCGCAGCTACATCATCAAGACGAAAACTGATAATGATGCCGCGTTTGAGGGCATCCGCCTCTTTGTGGAGGAAATGGAAAACCTCGACTCTGTAAAGGACGCCTGAAATGGCCATGACGCCGGGACTTATGCCGAACCTTCGCCAAGGCGGTCTCGGCGGCGCTGAGCCCATGAACGACGATGACGTGCAGGTCGAAGTTGCCGACAGCGATGGCGACGTTCCAAACATTGATGAAGACGGAAACGTCATCCAGATTGAGCACGATGACGGCTCGATCACCATTTCCCTCGACGGCAAGCCCCTGAACGAGCCGGAAGACCGCGCCCCCAAGGGTTGGTTTGACAATCTGGTGGAGGACATCGACCAGAACGAACTGACCCGGATCGCCGAAGACCTGTTGCGCGGCATTGATGAGGACATCAATAGCCGCCGGGACTGGATCGAGGAGCGCGCTCTGGGCGTGAAACTCCTTGGCCTGAAGATCGAGATACCGGGGCTTCAAGGGGCCGCTGACGGGGCTCCGGTGGAGGGCATGAGCAAGGTCCGTCACCCGCTTCTGCTGGAGGCCGTGCTGCGGTTTCAGGCCAACGCCCGGTCGGAGCTTCTGCCGACTGACGGCCCCCTGAAGATCAGGAACGACAACAACCGCGCCGAGCTTAACGAGGACCAGCTTGCCAACGCGCTGGAGCGGGACCTGAACCACTACCTGACGTCCGTGGCGACCGAGTATTACCCCGACACGGATCGCATGCTGTTGATGGTAGGTTTCGGGGGGACGCAGTTCAAGAAAGTCTATTTCTGCCCGCTGCGGAACCGGCCTGTCAGTGAGACGGTAGATGCCGACGATCTGATCGTCAACAACAACGCCACCGATCTGGCCAACTCCAAGCGGATCACTCATCGCATCATGATGCGCCCGTCCGTGGTCAAGCGCATGCAGATACTGGGCGTCTATCATGACGTCGATCTGGGATCAGCGCGGGCTCCAAAGCTGGACAGTCTGCAGCGGGAAGAGCGGACCCAGCAGGGCGTCTCGGCTGAAAGCAAGCCCGACGACTACGACCGCGAGATTTATGAGTGTTACTGCGAACTCGACATCAAGGGCTACGAGCACAAGTGGAAGGGCAAGGCCTCCGGTCTCGAAATTCCCTACCGCGTGACCATCGACGTCTCGTCCCGCAAGGTCCTGTCCATCGTCCGCAACTACAACGACACCGAGCGCCTGCCGGAGCCCCGTGAGACGTTTGTGGACTACACCTTCGTGCCGGGCATGGGCTTCTACGGCATCGGCCTGCTGCATATCCTCGGCAACACCACCAATGCCATCACGGCGGCGTGGCGGGAGATGCTGGACAACGGCATGTACGCCAACTTCCCCGGCTTCCTGATGGCAAAGTCCGGCTCTCGCCAGAACACCAACATCTTCCGCGTACCCCCCGGCGGTGGCGCACAGATCGACACAGGCGGCCTTCCCATCAATCAGGCCATCATGCCCCTGCCGTACCAGACGGGCGGCATGGGGCCGCTCATGCAGTTGACTGACAGCATGGCCCAGACGGGCATGCGGATCGGCGGCACGTCGGAGCAGCAGGTCGGCGAGGGCCGTGCAGAGGCCCCTGTGGGCACGACGCTCGCCATGATTGAGCAGGCGACCAAGGTCATGAATGCCGTCCACAAGCGCCTCCACGCCGCTCAGGCGCGGGAGTTCAAGCTGCTGGTTGAGGTGTTCAAGGAGCACCCGGAGGCGTTCTGGCAGCGCAACGGGCCGTCCAAGACCCAGTGGGACGAGGACACGTTCCTGAAGGCGTTGGAGGACTGCGATCTGGTGCCGCAGGCGGACCCGAACACCGCCTCCCATGGGCAGCGGGTCATGAAGATCATGGCGCTGAAGCAGCTTCAGGGCGCAAACCCGTCCATGTACGACCCCATCGCCGTGGACCGGGCTGCGCTGCAGGCCATCGGCTGGAACAACCCCGAGCAGTTCCTTGTGCCGCAGGGTGCCCAGCAACAGCCGCCGCCTGAGCTTATCAAGATGCAGTCCGACGCCAAGGTCAACCAGCAGAAGGCCGACGCCGAGACCATGACGGCGCAGGCCAAGGCGAAGGAAGTGGACGCCAAGATACAGCAGGGCGCGTTCGCCCCCAAGCCCGCCGCTGGCGGCCTTGCCGGTAGCGAGCAGAAGCAGCCCGACCCTGCCGCTCAGATGACCGCACAGGCCAAGTTGATGGACGCCCAGACCAAGGGTCAGCAGATACAGGTCCAGCACGCCACGGCGCAGATGGAGGACCAGAACCGCGATCTGGACCGCCAGTCCCGCGAGCGCGTCGAGATGCTGTCGCTGGCCAAGGACGTGGCGTTACACCCTGAAGCGGCCCCAGCCGTCCGGTCGGTCGAGAAGGAAAGCAAATCGTGACGACATCCGCCAACCAGCGCATGCAAAAGGTCATCGATCTGGCGCGCGAAATCGCCGCCAAGACGTCCCCCGGCGTGGAAGACGTGCCCATGCCCAAGCCCGGCCAGCCGATCCCTGTGCTGCACTATCCAGTGCCGGGGTTTGCGAACGGCGGAAAGACCGTGCGGCGGGCGGTTATGGCGGCTAAAGGCAAGGGCGGCTCAACCGGAAAGCAAAACCTACCCATGGATGCGCAAAGCCGTGAAGAGCGCGCCGCTCAAATGGGTTTTTCGGGTCCGTGGTATCACGGCTCCGCTCGATTGGATCGGGTTGTTTCAGGCGACAAAATTGACCCCAAGCGCGCCACGTCCGGTCCTATGCCTTTCTTCACCGACAATCCGGCCATGGCTTCCAATTACGCTACAGGAAAACAGGACACATCGCTGTCGGCTGGCGACACGGGTGAGACGGCAAATTATTTTACGGTTCATCCGAAAGACTTGGGTTTTTCAGGAAGGAATCCCATTCCGGTTGAAAAAAGCTGGCATTATCTGCCGCCGCACATCAGATCACAAATCGCTCAAAGCGCCATGCGGGTGGGTTATCAAGATCAAGATGCCCATGACGGCGACCTTGTCTTGCATCCTGACTTTGGCTCTATCTCATCGCCTGATCATTACGCCCATGTGCTAAAGGAACATCGGGGCAACCATTTGGCCGCTTTGCGCGATCTTTGGGTGGATTCGGGCACCCTGCACGGAGAAGAAGACAAGTTGGCCCACATCTACCGGCTGGCAGGGTATCCGCACCCCATCAGCCAAGAAACAGCCCCATGGGTTGGAGCGAGCGGCGTTCTTCCAGCCAAGCTCCAAATGAAAAACCCGCTCCGCACATCAGATACAGATTATTTGCATAAAACAGTCATTCCGCATTTGGAGCGCACGTTCAAAAATGATCGGACGCGCAAATCGCAATATGGCGCTGACATGTGGGATAAAAACCACCGCTACACACCCAAGGAATGGACCGAAACCTTGAAACAAGAATTGGCCAGAGGTGCCAATCCCATGGTTTTCACTTCCATCCCCGATAAAGTGACCAACGCGCTTCGTGCGCTGGGACATGACGGCATCATAGATACGGGCGGAAAACAGGGGGGCGAAGGCCACACGGTAGCCATTCCATTTGATGCCCATCAGGTTAGATCGCAATTCGCCAAGTTCGACCCTAAGGATGAGGGGAAATCCGGCTTTAGCAAGGCGGGCGGCGGATCGGCAGATTGGGATTCGTTGCTTCGACGGCAAAGAGACGTCGAGGGGCTTAAGGCGGCGATCAGGGACCCCCAAACGGGGGAAATCCATTATGGCCACACTCACAAATCCGTAATGGACGCAGCCTCTCGGCATCCTGATGCGGGTAAATGGAGCAGACTGTCGTGGGAATGGGGAAGTGATGATTCCCCTCACGTTGGTTTTGTAACCCAAGAAGGTGATTTTCTGACTCGCGATGAAGCTAATGACAAATTAAAATTTGGTTACACCGCCGAAGATGCGCGCGATTTCCTTCGTAGAAAAAGGAACAATGGCGGGACGGTTTAAAAACCGCCTCGCACTTGACACAAGGTGTGGTATTTGTAGCGGATAGCCGGGACGCCGGTTGACTGGAGATTGCCATGTCCGAGCACAAAAGCATCAGGGAGAGCCTGCCTCATGGGGGTCGTGGTCGCACCCGCGCCAAAGTCCTTCTCCGGTCTGACCCGCACAAGGGCAGCAAGGTCGATGCTTCGGACTACTCTCCGCCGGACGCTCTTGATCCTGATGTAAAGACGGGCATGCGCCCGCTCCGCACGCGCCTCTACAAGCGCGGTGGCAAGATCGTGAAGGTCCACGGCGAAAACGCCAAGCACCACGCCGGTCGCAAGCCCCGCAAGAGCGGCGGTCGTGCCATCGAGATGATGAACCGCGACCAGCGAGACGCCAACGAGGAGCGCGAAGGCTCCAAGCATGAAGGCGCGTTCAAGCGCGGCGGCCGCGCCCACCGGTCTGACGGCGGGTCCTTTGTCCCCACCGAGCGCATGAACTTCGGTTCCGCCGGGTCCAGCCGCATGTCCAAGGCCGCCGGTCTGAAGCGCGGCGGCATGGCACATCACGACGACGCCGCCGAAGACATGGCGCTGATCAAGAAGACCGTGAAGGCCGACGCCCTGAAGCGCAAGCATGGCGGCAAGGCCCACCGCAAGCACCGTGACATGGGCGACATGCTCGATGAGGACGGCGGCGGATACAGCAGCCCCGTCGATCACTCGATGGACGACAACATGCCGGTGTTTACGCCGCGCAAGCGTCCGCAAGACCCGTCCGTGATCCGTGGCCGTGACATCTACGAGCCGGTCCCGCCGCGCGCCCACGGCGGCAAGGTCGAAATCCACCACGCATCTTGCAAGTGCCACAAGTGCTCCGGCGGCAGCGCCCACGCCCATGGCGGCAAGGTCGAAGTCCACCACGTTAATTGCGAATGCACCAAGTGCAAGGCGGCTGACCGCAAGGGCCGCTCGACCGGCGGATCGCTCGACGTGATGGACGGCGAGATGGAGGGCACGCGCCCCACCGGCTATCGCGAAGTCGGCCACCGCTCTGCCCGCAAGCATGGCGGTCGCGCCAAGGGCAAGACCAACATCAACATCGTGATCGGAGCGCCCGGTCACCACGCTGACGCGGCTCCCGGCGTGGGAATGCCACCTCCTCCTCCCCGTGGCGTTCCCGTGCCTCCCCCCGCCCCGCCCATGGGCGGCATGCCTCCGGGGATGCCTCCGGGCGGCCCTCCCGGCATGATGCCCCCCGGCATGATGCCTCCCGGCGGAGCGCCGCCCATGCCACGCAAGCGTGGCGGTCGTGCCATTCCCATGGCGGCTGCGGCGGCTCTGGGCGAGCATGACACAGGCAGCGGCGGCGGTCTGGGCCGCCTCGCTAAAATTCGGTCCTATGGCCACTACGACTGACGAAAGGATGCACGGCGGTGTCGTTTGATGCCGCCGTTTTTATTATATGCTGACGTACAATACCTTATTTGAGCATGAGCTTAAAAAGATTATCCTCGCCGAGATCGAGCGGATGACAGACATATTGGCCAATGGCTCTGCCATTGACTACGCCGAGTACAAGCAACAGGTTGGACGTATTCAGGGCCTGAAAACGGCCTTGGACTACTGCGACGAAGCCTCATCCATCATCTCAAAAAGGTAACCTATGCCCTACATGGTTATGACCCACGACGTCGATCCAAAAGAGGCCCTCCTCAAGGAGATCGGCGACATCGACAGCGTCGAAATCTTCAACAATCAGGTGCTGTGCGCCGTCTACGTGCGCCCGGAGAAGACCAAGAGCGGCCTTTACATCACCTCCGCCAGCCGCGACGAGGACAAGATTCAGGGCAAGGTCGGCCTGATCCTGAAGAAGGGCCCGGCGGCCTTCATCGACGACGGCCAGTGGTTTGCCGACACGACGTTTGAGGACGGGGAGTGGGTCGTTTTCCGCCCGTCTGATGGCTGGAGCATCACCGTCAACGGTGTCCAGTGCCGCATGATCGATGATGTCAATATCCGGGGGCGCATCCAGCACCCCGACCAAGTGTGGTAGGAGACAACATGAGCACGAAAGACGAAGATCAGATCGAAATTGAGATTGATGACCCCTCCGCCCCCGCCTCTGACGAGGTCAAGGTCGAGGTCATTCCCGAAAGCACCAAGAAGCGGGTCGTGGAGCCCGATGACGGTCTCGAAGCCTTGAAGGTTGCCCTTCAACAGGAAAAGGCGGCCCGTCTGGCCGCTGAACAACGGGCTCAGGACGCTGCGCAGTTTGCCTACAGCGCCCAGAACGAGGCGCATGACAGCAATCTGAGCCTTGTGTCCAACGCCATTGCCACGGTCGGTCAAACCAACGAAATTCTGAAGGCAAACTATCGCGAAGCGATGTCCGTGGGCGACTACGACCGCGCTTCCGACATTCAAGTCGAGATGGCCAGCAATCAGGCGAAGCTCTTGCAGCTTGAGCAGGGCAAGCAGGCGCTGGAGAACCAGTCCCGCCCGCAGGCTCCGCAGCCGTATCAGTCCGATCCGGTCGAAGCATTGGCGTCTCAGCTTTCTCCGCGCTCCGCAAACTGGCTGCGGGCGCATCCTGAGTTCGCCACGGACCAGCGTCTCTATCAAAAGATGCTGGCGGCGCACAATCTGGCGGTCGCAGACGGCCATCCGGTGGACAGCGACGACTACTTCTCCGAGATCGAGGGCACGCTCCGCATCAACCGCTCTGAATCCCGGTCTGATCACTCCGATCCGACCCAGCAGGCGGCTCAAGTGACGCAGCGCCGGTCGGCACCGCCTGCCGCGCCGGTCTCGCGCAGCGGAACCGCGCCCGGCACCCGTCCCAACACCGTCCGGCTGACCGCCCAGCAGATCGAGATGGCTGAACTCATGGGCATGACCCCGCAGCAATACGCCAAGAACCTCTTGGCGCTGCAGAAGGAAGGGAAGCTCAACTAATGTCTGAAGCACCGCTGAAAGCCCCGCGCCCCAAGCGCAAGATGAGCCCGATCCAGAAGGCCGCCGAAGTTGTGGCAGCCGCCCTTGAGCCCGTGGCCGTGGACCGGCCCGCAATGCGTGAGCCGATCCGTGAGGAAGACCCCCGCGCCCGCGCTGCCCGCCGCGCCGCCGAAATCCGTGGCAACATTGGCTCTCTCGATGAGGGCACCGACGACTTCTACATCGACCAGAACTCCATCCCTGATGGCTGGTCGTATGAGTGGAAGCGCCGGACGGTTCTGGGGCAGGAAGACCCGGCATATCAAGTCTCCCTGGCCCGCATGGGCTGGGAGCCGGTGCCCGCGTCCCGCCATCCGGCCTACATGCCCGACAATGGCAAGTACACGACCATCGAGCGCAAGGGCATGGTCCTGATGGAGCGCCCGAAGGAACTGACCGACGAGGCCAAGACCATCGAACTGAAGAAGGCCCGCAATCAGGTCCGCCAGAAGGAGCAGCAGCTTGCCTCCGCGCCCGATGGGCAGTTTGGCCGCAACAACAAGGACGCCGCGCTGGTGAAGGTCGGCAAGTCCTACGAGGCCATGCCAATCCCTGATTGACGAGGGCCTGTCTGGGGTTGGACATGGATCGGGGCCGGTGAATGACGCACCGGCCCCTTTTCTTTGCCCGCTATAGGTTGTTACGCCCTGTCAACATCTTTTTTGTTTGACGGCGTCTTAAAACCGCATATAGCCTGCGTCATCACCTCCCCCGGCGTGGAGGTTTGCAATGATTTCCCGATCCTAGTCGCCCCGGCGCGCGATGATGGCTCTTCCCCAAAGGAGAACCCGTCATGGCGAATACGTTCGCGCCGAACGGATTTCAGCAGTATCAGGGCACCGGCTCCTCGCCGACCTATGAACAGACCCAGCTTGCCATCGCGAGCACCAACACCACCCCCATTTTCTCCGGCGACCCGGTAGTTCAGGCTGTCAACACGACCGGCGTCGGCACTGGTTACATTACGCAGGCCGCCGCCCAGCAGTCGCTGGCTATCTCCGGCTTTGCCCTGTCGAACGGTGTCGTGACCGCGACCTTCACCGCCGTGACCGCTGTCCCGCCGGTTGGCTCGTATCTGGTCCTCACCGGCCTGACGACCGCCACCACCCTGAACGGTGCGTGGCAGGTGCTGTCGGCCTCGACCACCACGGTCACTTTCGCCTACTCGGGCGCGGCGCTCTCGACGCAGGCCACCACTGGCTACCTGCTCACCCCGGTTGCGGGCATCTTTGTTGGCTGCCACTACCTGTCCACCGCGAACAAGTATCCGGTGTGGCGCAACTACTGGCCGGGCTATGACGCCAACGGCGACGTGATCGCCTACGTCATCACCGACCCGAACGCCCAGTTCTCGATCATGACAGGCAACTCCAACACCACCGCCACGGCGGTCGGCCTTGCCAACATCGGCCAGAACATCGGCTTCAACTACAGCCAGTCGGGCGTGACCACGACCAACGGCGTCACCGCCAACGGCCTGTCCACCTACTTCGCTGACCAGTACACGCTGGTGGCCAATAACCCGGCGGGTTACGCGGCCAACAACCTGCTGCCCTTCCGCATCATCGCGCTCCAGAACTACGTTCCCGGCGCGACCAGCCCGCTCGTTTCGATCAACGGAAACGACAACACCACCGCGTATAACCGCATCGTCGTCGGGTTTAACAACTCGATGCCGCGCGGCTTCGCTGGCGTCTAAGGAGTAAGGACCAATGGCTGTTAACCTTTCAGCAATTAAAGACCTTCTCCTTCCGGGCCTGCGGGGGATTGAAGGCAAGTACGAGATGATCCCGTCTCAGTACGACAAGATTTTCACCAAGCACGACTCGAAGCTGGCGCTCGAACGTACCGCTGAAATGCGCTACCTCGGGCTGGCCCAGCTTAAGACCGAGGGCGGCCAGACCTCCTTCGACAACGGCGCTGGTGAGCGGTACGTGTACAACCAAGAGCACTCGGAAATCGCTCTGGGCTACGCGATCACCCGCAAGGCCATCGACGACAACCTCTACAAGACGCAGTTCCACCCGTCGAACCTCGGCCTGATTGAATCCTTCCAGCAGACCAAGGAAATCTACGGCGCGTCGATCCTGAACACGGCTCAGACCTACAACAACCAAGTCGGCGGCGACGGCGTGGCGCTCTGCTCCACCGCCCACCCCATCGACGGTGGTACGGTCGCCAACACCCCGCTGACGCAGGTTGACCTCAACGAGAGCACCCTGCTGAACGGCATGATCTCCATCCGCACGAACTTCAAGGACCAAGCCGGTCTGAAGGTGTTCGCTCGCGGCCGGAAGCTGATCATCCCGCCGCAGCTTGAGCCGGTGGCGATCCGCCTGACCAAGACCGAGCTTCGTCCCGGCACCGCCGACAACGATGTGAACGCAATCCTGACGACCGCTGGCGGTCTGCCGGAAGGCTACATGGTTGACGACTTCCTCACCTCGTCCTTCGCGTGGTTCCTGCTGACCAACATCGACGGCCTCTCCTACATGGAGCGGGTCAAGTTCGAGACGGACATGCAAGTGGACTTCGTGACCGACAACCTGCTGGTCAAGGGTTACGAGCGGTACAGCTTCGGCTACTATAACTGGCGCGCGATCTACGGCGCGTTCCCGACCTCGTAAGGAGATAGCGGCATGGCCATTTCTGGCATTTCCGGCCCGCTGATCGTTTTTGGCCAGTCGCCCTTCCCGGCGATTGAATACAACCCCGACCTTGGCCCGTCCATGTTCTGGGGCGGAGTGGCCATTCTCGATCCGCGCACGCCGTACACCTACTTACCCGGCGAATCCTACGCGCAGGTCGATTACGGCTGGCTCGGCATTGACAACATCACCACGCTCAGTGTCGTCCCCTATACCAAGGCCGTGGCTGCAATTTCCGCCAGCGCCAACGCCACCAGCGCCACCCTGACGCTGGTGACGGCCAACTCGTCCACGACCGGCGTCTACGTCACTCCGTCCGTCCCCCGCGCCGACACTGGCGTGATTGATACCGGCGTGAACGGCGCGGGCCTGATTGCACTCGACGCCTACACGTCCGTCACGGCGTCGATTACCAACGGCGTCATGACCATCACGGCGAACTCCGCCATGCCCGTCTCCAACGGCATGGTGCTGCTGTCGTCCACTGGCACCACGTCTTCGGGCGCGATTGCGGGAACGTATATCGTGTCTCAGCTTACGGGCGGCACGGTTGGGCAGGGGTTTGTTGGAACCTACCAACTTTCCAGCAGCAATCTGACGATCACGTCGGGCACTGTGAACTTGGCGTTCCAAAACCCTTCGACCTGCATTGTTCCGTTTGGTAATACGGGCTCGCCCGAAATTGCCATGTGGAACCCGCAGGCCTTGATTGCGCGCGCTGTGGCGGTCACCACGGCGACGGGTGCCACCGCCACTTCGGCGACCGTGTCTGGCTACGACATCTATGGCTTCCCCATGGTGGAAACCATCACGCTCGTCGCCAACACGCAAAACGTCGGCAAGAAGGCGTTCAAGTACATCAGGTCCGTGGTCCTGAACGCCGCCGACGCGACCCACGCCTACTCCGTTGACACGCTCGATGTCTTCGGGCTCCCGCTCCGGTCGGATACGTTTGCGGACATCGCGATCAATTCGGCCGCCTCCATGACTGCTGTCACGGCCGTTACAGCGGCCACTGGCTACCTGCCTAGCGACCGGACTGCCCCCAGTGCCACCACTGGCGATGTTCGTGGAACCTATGCATTTACGTCCGCCACCGGATCGGGCGGAAACAAGTTGGCGGTCCGTCAATCTCCGCAGGCCCAGAATATCGGGTTCACTGCTGGCCTCTTTGGGGCCACGCAGTACAGCAACTTCTAAGGAAGGCATGAGCTATGAAGCATCATGAACATCACGGACGTCACCACCGGGCTACCGGCGGCATCAACGAGGCAGAGATGGACCTGCGCGACAAGCCGGAAGCCCGGACTGAAGCCAGGGAAATCGATCACGAAGCCGAAGAGCGCAAGCACGGCGGCCATGTGAAGCACAAGCGCCATGCCCGCAAGCACGGCGGCGGCATTATGCATGCCCACGGCCATGCCCACCACGGCATCCACGGCAAGCATCACGAAGGCTTTGGCGCTGAGCACCACACCACCACGAAGCGGACTGCCCGCAAGCGTGGCGGCAAGGCCCTGCACGGCTCTCAAGAGGGCGAGGGCTTTGGCCCGCAAGACGAGGGCACCAAGATGCGCCGCCGTCATGGTGGTCATGTGAAGCACCACATGGCCAAGCATGTCGGCCACGTCCACGGTGAGCATGCCAAGCATCACGCTGGCCGCAAGCCTCGCAAGTCCGGCGGCAAGGTTGGCTCCGACAGCCACCCCTTCACCTCCGCCTTCCACGGCGAGGTCCCGAAGGGTCGCAAGCTCGACATGGAAATGGACTGAGGCTCCGGCCTCGGAAGCGAAGCTACGCGGACGGGGGCCTTAGCGCCCCCGTTTTGCCGTAAGGAGGCAAAAATGTCTGGAGCTTGGACCCGAGACGAAGGGAAGTCCCCGCAGGGCGGCCTGAACGACCGTGGGCGGGCATCTCTGCGGGCCGAGGGTCATGACATCAAGAAGCCCGTGCGGGCCTCTGAGGCGGCCCACAGCCCCGAGGCGGCCCAGCGCCGGGATAACTTTCGGACCCGCATGTGCGGCATGAAGGAAAAACTCACGTCCGCCAAGACGGCGCACGACCCCAACAGCCGGATCAATCTGGCCCTTAAGCGTTGGGACGTTAAGTGCTAGTCTGGTGTGAATTTTTGAGAGGTTGAACGAATGCGCCCAGTAACAGTTTCTGTCGGCCCTCTCGCCACCGCGTCGGCCACGAACATCTGCGCCTCGCAGACCCCCAACGCCTCCACGACCTTTGTGCTCAATGGCGGCCTCGTTACCTCTTTCGCCACTGTCACCGCCTCCATTTCCGGCAATGTGATGACCGTCACCGCCCTGACCGCTGGGGCGATCCAGATCGGGCAGGCCCTGAACGGGTCGCAAGTGTCCGTCGGCACCACCGTGACCGGCGTGATTACGGGAACCGGCGGCGTCGGCACCTATGTCGTCACTCCGGCGCAGACGGTCTCCTCAACGACCATCTACGCCAATGCGGTGGCAACGCTCGACACGCCGCGCTTCATCCTGTTCACCGCCTCGGCCAACGAGAGCGCGAAGACGCTCACGATCACGGGCGTTGACGCCAACGGATCGACCACTACCGAATTGCTGACCGCGCCGAACGCGACGACGGGGGCCTCAGTGACAAGCTGGCGCTCGATTTCGTCCATTTCGCTCTCGGCCACGGCCGCCGGTACATTCACGGTCGGCACCACCACCACGGCCGCCAGCCCGTGGGTGCGTCTGGATGAGTACGCAAACGCCCAGACCTCGATTCAGAATGCCGTTTCCGGCACCGTGAATTACACGGTCCAGACCAGCAATCAGGACCCCAACAGCCCGACGAACCCCGTGCAGCCCTATCAGGTCACATGGAACTCCAGTCTGGACACGAACGCCGTCGGTGCCAGCGCCAACGTCTCCTCGTTCTTGGCCTACGCCCCCACCTACGTCCGGCTCCTGCTTAATAGCGGCACCGGAACGGTGACGATGAACGTCGTCCAGATGGGGGTCGTACCCTACTAGGAGCTTAAATGGCCATCTCGGGGACTTATACGTTCAACCCGTCGCTCGGCGAGATCACCCTCTACGCCTTCAACTTGTGCGGCATCCGGGGGACTGCGATCCTGCAGGAGCACATGGAATCGGCCCGCATGGCCGCCAACATGATGCTGGGCCGGTGGTCGTCTCAGGGCGTGAACCTGTGGGCAGTCGATCTCCAGACCATCCCGCTGGTGCAAGGACAGGCGACCTACAGCGTACTGTCCAGTACGGTTGCGATGCTCGACGCCTATATCGTCACGACCTCCAGCGGCGTGACGACGAACCGCCTGATCCTGCCGATCAGCCGCACGGAGTACGCCAGTTACCCCAACCCAAACCAGCAGGGTTTCCCAACCACCTACTGGTTCGACCGCCTGCTCGCCCCCACCGTGACGCTATGGCCAGTGCCGGACGGCAACGAGACCTCGTTCAACTTCTACCGGGTCCGGCAGCTTTCCGACGCCAACTTCACCAACGGCCAGCAGATCGAGATGCCCTACTACTTCCAAGAGGCTTTCGCCTACGGTCTTGCGGAGCGTTTGGCCATGATCTGGGCCCCCGAGAAGGTGCAGATCATCAAGCCGCTGGCGGACGAGGCCTACAGCATCGCCGCCACGCAGAACGTCGAGACGGCCAACTTCTACATCTCGCCCATGGTCTCTGGTTACTGGAGGCCCTGATGGCTTATGCGTCTCAGGCGGGCAGAGCCCGCACAAATCCAAGCAACCCACAGGCCCATGCCATCTGCGACCGTTGTGGCTTCCGCTACAACTGGGTCGATCTGAAGTGGCAGATGGACTGGCGGGGTGCTGCACTGCAGAACTTGCGCATTCTGGTGTGCAGCGATTGCTACGACACGCCGCAGGAGCAGCTTCGGGCCATCGTAGTGCCTGCAGACCCCACGCCCATCATCAACGCCCGCGTCGAGGACTTTGTGGCGGCCTCTGCGGGCTCCGCTACGGGCCTGCCCTACGGCCAGCCGACCAGCCTGTCGCAGCAGGGTGCGATCATGCCCCTGCAGAGCGGCGTGACCTATGGGCAGGTCATCCCGGTGTTGTCCGTAACGGCTAACGGCACCACCACCATCACGGTCACCTGCAGCACGGCCCACGGCCTCTCCACGGGCGCTCAGATCAGCGTTGAGGGCCTGACGAATGTGGGCGCGACCGGCATGTACAGCATCACGGTGACGACCGGCACGGCCTTCACCTACACGACCTACGCGGCGGTCCCCAGCGGGCCGCTCCAGACCTCGACCACCAGAATGGTGACCGCGATTGTGGGGCTGCCCTATGGTTACACGACAATTCCCGAAGTGGGTCCCTGACATGACATTCGACCAACTCCTCCAGTGGAGCATCGCATTTGTGTCGGCGGCCCTCGGCTACGCCATCAGGGAGCTTTGGGTGGCCACCCAGAAGCTGCGGCAGGACATCTCCGATCTGGAGAACCGACTGCCCATACAATTTGTCCAGAAGGACGACTATCGGAACGACATCAACCGGGTCATGGAGCAACTGGACCGCATCTATAACAAGCTCGACAAGAAGGTGGACAGGTGAGCAGCCGCAGCCTCATAGACCTGCATCCGACTGTGATGGCCAAGTGTGTGGCCCACATCGCGGCGTGCAAGAACGCAGGCATCGACCTCCTGATCACCTGCACCTACCGCTCGCCCGAAGAGCAGGACGCCCTGTACGCGCAGGGCCGCACGACGCCGGGCGCGATTGTCACCAATGCCAAGGGCGGGCAGTCGATGCACCAGTACCGCCTCGCCTACGACTGCGTGCCGATCCGCAATGGCAAGTGCGTCTGGGATGGCTCCGATCCGGCGTGGGCGACTGTCGGCGAACTGGGCAAGGCGCAGGGCCTCGAATGGGGCCACGACTGGCCCACGTTTCGCGAAATGCCACATTTTGAACTGACCAACGGCCACCCGCTCTCGTATTTTGAAGGCGGCGGCACGCTGTAGCGCCAAGGGGTGCGATCTGCTACCCTGTCAAGACAATTTCGGGGTAATCCATGGCCGCCAGCACCACTGCCCTGACGTACAACTCCTACGTCACTCAGATCGCCACCATGGCGGTGGTCAACACCACTACCAGCGGCGGCCTGACCGTGTTCTCGGACACGGCCATGCAGAACGCCCTGCCCCAGATGCTGAACTATGCCGAGCTTCGCATCCAGCGCGACCTTGACCTGCTGCCCCTGCAGACCACCAACACCACCTACAGCCTTTCCACAGGCAGCAACACCCTGTCGATCCTGACCAGCGACTTCGTGACGCTGCAGAATATCATCCTGACCGGCACCGGCCAGCCGCTTCTGCCAGTGACCAAGGAGTGGCTGCAGAACGTCTACGGCATCGGATCGACGCGGGGCCCGCCCGCGTACTTTGCGCCCTACGGCGGGGACACCAGCGGCGGCAACACCAACCAGTATTTCATCGTGGGCCCGATCCCCGATCAGGCCTACGCTTTGACGCTGGTAGGAACGATCCGCATGCCCACGCTTTACGTGACCAGCGGCACCGGCACCAACACCACCTTCATCTCGACTTACCTGCCGGACCTGCTGATCATGGCCAGCATGATCTACGTCAGCGCCTACCAGCGCAACTTTGGACGCCAGAGCGATGATCCGGCCATGGCCCAGTCCTACGAGAGCCAGTACCAAGCCCTCATGAAGGGCGCGATGGTTGAGGAGTATCGGAAACGTTTTGAAGCTTATGCATGGTCCTCTGAATCGGTCTCGCCCGCAGCAACGAAAGGGTGACCATGTTTTATGTTTATGAGCATTGGCGTCCTGATCGTAACGAATGTTTTTACGTGGGAAAGGGTAAGGGCTCTCGCGCCAACATGATGCGCCGAAGGAATAAATTCCACGCGGCCATTCAAAACAAATTGGCCCGACTTGGTCTTGCGGTTGAGGTCCGCATTATTGCTCACGGCCTTACAGAAGCCGAGGCATTCGATTTGGAGAGAACGCGCATTGCCTTGTGGCAATCAGACGGAGCCGATTTGGCCAATATGACCAAAGGCGGAGATGGCATTTTTGGATTTTCCCATTCCAAAGAAACCCGTGAAAAAATGTCCCGATCTGCGCTTGGCGTAAAAAAATCGGACGAAGCTAAAAAAAATATGTCCCTTGCTAAAAGGGGGAAATCTTGTTTTCCGCCATCGCTTCAAAAAGCGATTTTGGCCAAAACTGGAAGGCCCACTCCTCCAGAGGTGCGCGCAAAAATGTCCGAAGCTGCTAAGCGACGAGACCCAAAATGTTATGCTCGCATGGTTGCCACTCGCCGGGCTAAAAAGGTCGAGGAGCAGTAAGCCATGCCCCACGCCTCCCTCAAGCTCAAGCCGGGTCTGGATGAGAACGAGACGTTCGCCCTCAACGAGGCGGGCTTCTCGCAGTCCCAGCTTGTGCGCTTCATCTACGACCGCACGCAGGGCGCTCTGGTGCAGAAGCTGGGCGGCTGGACCAAATACTACTCTACAGCCCTCCCGGCCATCGTGCGGGCCCTGTGGGCGTGGGTGGACCCCAATCTCAACAGCCACCTCGCCTTCGGCACGCAGACGCTCTCGGGCCAGTCCTACGCGCAGCTTGGCGTCCTGACGAACAACAATCTGGCCGTCATCACTCCGTCCACGACCACTGATAACGTGGCCCTCAGTCTCGCCACGACGGCCGGATCGAGCACGGTTACCATCACGGACGGCACCACCACCGGCATCACGCAATACGATGCTGTGTTCATTCAGACGCACATCGCGGTTGGCGGCACGGTCCTCTACGGCCTGTATCAGACCTTCAATCCGACGCTGTCCACGACCACCTACAACGTGGTCGCGCAGGACGCTCTGGGAAACCCCCTTCTGCTGCTCCAGACGGCCTCTACAGCCGTTTTCACGGGCTCCATAAGCGGAACCACCCTGACCGTCTCGGCGACCACCAGCGGCACGATACAGGCCAACCAGACGGTCACGGGCGGCACAACCTCAACCGCCACCTTCATCGTGGCGCAGCTTACCGGCACTGTGGGCGGCATCGGCACCTATCAAGTCAACAACAGCCAGACGGTGGGATCGGCCACCCTGACCGGCACGCCCTACACTGTGGCGGCTTTCACGACTACCAATGCGCTCAACACGGTCACCGTGACCCTACCCAACCACGGCTACAGCGTCGGCAGCACCTACCCGCTGCTGGTGACGACCACGATCAGCGGCATCACGCTCTACGGCAACTACGTGGTCCAGTCGGTTCCCAATAGCTGGTCCTTCGTCATCAACGGCCCGCAGGTCGCCACGTCCTCAACTACCGCCTACGTCAATGGCGGCCTTGCGCGATACCTCTACAGCTTCGGCGTTGGTGCAAACCCGGCGGGTACCGGCTACGGCATCAACGGCTACGGCATCGGCGGTTATGGCACGGGCGCGTCAATCTCTCCCAGCCTCGGAACGCCGATCCCGGCCATCGACTGGACCATGGACAACTGGGGCGGCTACCTCATTTCCTGCCCTATCAACAGCACCGGCTTCCAGCCGATCTACGTCTACGATCCCACGTCTGGCGGCACGGAGGCGACCTGCATCCCGCAGGGCCCGACCGTCAATGATGGCATCTTCGTGGCCATGCCCCAGCGGCAGATCATCGCGTGGGGTTCCAGCTTCACCGGCATTCAGGACCCACTCCTGATCCGGTGGTGCGATGTGAACAACTTCACCACATGGATCGCCCAAATCACGAACCAAGCGGGCTCCTACCGCCTGCCGAAGGGCTCCAAGATCGTCGGGGCCATGCAGGGTCCGCAGCAGGGTCTGGTATGGACTGACGTGGACGTGTGGGCCATGCAGTACGTCGGCCAGCCCTACATCTACAGCTTCAACGAAATCGGCTCCGGGTGCGGCCTGATCGGGCGCAAAGCCATGGCCTCGATCAACGGCTCCATCTACTGGATGGGCACGTCGTCCTTCTTCTCCCTGACCGGCGGCGGCGTGCAGCCGGTGGCGTGCCCGATCTGGGACGTGATCTTCCAGCAACTGGACCAGACCAACCTCTACAAGATCAGGACAGCAGTGAACTCGCTCTTCGGGGAGATCACATGGTACTACCCCACCACGTCGTCCGGGGGCGAAGTGACGGCCTATGCCAAGTACAATGTGAACCTTGGCGTCTGGGACTTCGGCAACCTTGGCCGGTCGGCGTGGATTGACAAGTCCGTGCTGGGAAACCCCATTGGGGCTGATCCGTCGAGCCTGTACCTGTATCAGCATGAGACCTCGAACGACGCGGACGGCACGGCCATGGCCAGCAACTTCCAGACCGGCTATTTCGCGACCAGCGAGGGCGACTACAAGGTCTTCGTCGATCAGGTGTGGCCCGACATGAAGTGGGGCACATATGGGGGCACCCAGAACGCCACGGTGAACATCACCTTTTCAACGGCGGATTACCCCGGCGGCACGGTCACGACCTATGGCCCCTACCCCGTGGTTCAGGGAACCAGCTTCATCAGTCCCCGGTTCCGGGCACGCCTGATGTCCATTACCATCGGCAGCAGTGACGTTGGCAGCTTCTGGCGTCTGGGCAACATTCGCTATCGCCTCCAGCAAGATGGGAAATACTGATGGCGCTCGGACCCGTCACCCTTGGCCCAAACATGGGCGGAGCCTCGGTCTCCGACATCCTGACCGCGTTCAAGAACAACGTGGTCGCGATCTCGAACCTCGGGACCTACATCCAGAGCATCTACAACAACGTGCCGACCCAGCAGTTGTCCGGCGGCGCGGCCACCACGGCCACGTCCACCCTGTTCACGGCCTCATCCGGCGCGCGGGCGCACCTGAACACCATCAATGTCTGCAACACGTCGTCGTCGGCGGTGACTTTCTCGATCTACATTGTCGCGCCCGGCGGCACGGCCAGCGCCGCCAATGCTATCTTCTATAACTGCCCCTTGACGCCCAACACGACCACGCTCTGGACCGGCACGCTCATCGTGCCCGCAGGCGGCTCGATACAGGCCTCGGCCTCCTCCACGGCCGTGACGTTCAATCTGGCTGGGGGGAATGCGGTATGAGCCTGTCATCCTTTCCCGCCTTTGCCGGATCGACCGAGAGCACGCTCACAGCGCCGTGGTACATGCAGGTGGCGCGCGGGCTGGTGCCGGGCGCGTCGGTGATCAACATCTACGGCTACCAGACCGCCCTGCCTGCCAGCGGCGGCGCGACCTACTATCCGGTGTGGGAGAACACTACCGCGTACACCTACCCCGTGTCGGCCACGACCATGCTGCTCTGGTCATCGTCGGCGTCTGACACCAACGTGTCGGTGCTGATCCAAGGCCTCGACGCCTCATACAACCAGATTTCCGAGACGCTGGTTCTGACCAATGGCACGACGGGCGTGACCACGGTCAACAGCTACCTGCGGATCAACGGCATCCAGACCACCGGCTCAGTTAACGCAGTCGGCACCATCAATTTGGGTAACGCCGGAAAGACGATCCAATACGCTGAAATTGTTGCGGGCAACGGCAAGTCCCAGATGATGATCTACACCGTGCCGAATGGGTACACGTTCTATTTGACGCGGTCGAATGCCTACTCCAGCCTCAACGGCAACACGGCGGGCAACTACGCCAACTACCGGGTGCAGACGTTCTCATCCACTGGCCTTGTCCAAAATGTGCTGCAGGCCCCCTTTACGACCAACTACCAGACCATGCGCGTGGCCCCTCGGGCGTACACGCAGAAGACCGACATCCAATGGCAGGCCGCAGGCAACCCGGCGTCCGGCACCTTCTCTGTCGGCATCGGCGTCGAGGGCGTCCTGATCCTCAACGGCAGCGCATAAGGGGCTCACCATGCCACTGACCAAGGGCAAATCCCAGAAGACCATCAGCCACAACATCAGCGAGATGATCGACGCTGGACATCCGAGGGATGTTGCCATCGCCGCTGCGCTGAACACGGCGCGGAAGGTGGCGAAGGCGGGCGGGGGTCCGACAGAGGCGCAGAAAGAGGCCGGAAACTACAAGAAGCATCACATGCGGTTTCAGGGCCTCGACATTGCCATTGAAAATCTCAAGGGCTCTACGCGCAGCGGCGTCGGCCCCACAGGTGCGCGGTGGTCTGTCGTCATGCCCGCCGACTATGGCTACATCAAACGGACGGAGGGCGCAGACGGCGACCATGTCGATTGCTATGTCGGACCTCACTCCGATAGCAGAGAGATTTACGTCGTTGATCAGATCGACCCCCGCACCAAAAAGTTTGACGAGCACAAATGCTTCCTCGGCTTCAAGTCGGAGGCTGACGCCGTCAAGACCTACGACCGTGGGTTCAGCGACGGCAGCGGCCCCCGCCGCCGCGCTTCTGTCCACACTATGACAATGCAGGAATTCAAGCATTGGTTGGAGTTCGGCGACACGACAAAGCGCGTAGCCCGCGCCTCCGGCGGCGGCCTCTACGCCAACATCCACGCCAAGCAGGAGCGCATCGCCCACGGCTCCAAGGAGCACATGCGCAAGCCCGGTGCGGCGGGAGCGCCCACGGCGGCGGCCTTCAAGCAGTCGGCGCGGACGGCCAAGGCGGGTGGCGGTGAGACTGAGAACAAGAACTACGGCTCTCACAAGGGCCGTCCGTTCTGGTCTGGGATTTATGACACGCGAGATGGATTCATCCGAGAGACCCACCCTTATGAAAGGGCGGAAAAAGTAGACTTCCATCATTCGTACTATGTCAGCCCGCAGTCTCAGGATGCCATGCGCCATGGCGAGGCTGGGTTCTTCTGGATGGAACCCGACAAGTCCATTCAAACGCATTGGCGCGATGGCGAAGCCCCTCCGCACATTGTCCGCGCTATCAAAGCGCAGCTTGATCCCGTCATCCAGAACGCGGGTGGCGGCGATGTGGAAGGTCGCTACCTAAATGCTCAAGGACTTTACAGCGCCCGCGCCTCCGGCGGAGGCCTCTACGCCAACATCCACGCCAAGCAGCAGCGCATCGCCCACGGCTCCAAGGAGCACATGCGCAAGCCCGGCAGCCCCGGCGCTCCCACGGCGGCGGCCTTCAAGCAGTCCGAACGCACCGCCCGCGCTGACGGCGGCCCCGTCCTCACGCCCCACGGCACGGTGGAGGACCACGGCCGCACCATGCCGGAGACGGCCCACACGCTGGCCCTGCAGCATCAGGCGCTGCTGGAGGGCCGCAAGGCGGCGGTCCTGTACCCCCACAATGGCCACAAGCCGCCCCACCCCGCCCACGGGCAGGGCGTGACCAGCATCAAGGACGGCATTGTCCACTACAACCCGGCCGTGCTGACCGAGCATCAAATCCACGCGGCGGCCGACGCTGACCGGCTCAACGAAATTCTGGGCCTCGGGCCGTTCAACAAGAACGACGTCTGGCAGCGGGTGCAAAACGGGGAGCGGTCTGTGGGCGTGGTGTCGCGCGACAGGCACGGCCATGAGGCATCGGCGGCGTTGGGCACTGAGGAGACCGCCCCCGCCCAAATGGAAGCCCTGCAGGCCCACATGCCCGAGGGCGGCAGCGTCAGCATCGAGCACCCCATGGAAACTCTACAAGGACGCCAAGCGCACGCCTCCGGCGGCCAAGTGACCGAGAAGCTGCACACGGGCCCGATTTACTCCCCGGTGGCCGGGCGCACCGATCACCTGCCCATGCACGTCCCCAGCGGCTCCTATGTGATCCCGGCGGACATCATCAGCGCCATGGGCGAGGGCAACACCATGGCGGGCTTCAAGCACATGCGGCGCATGTTCTCGGGCGCTCCCTACGGCGGCGACGGGGACGTGCCCTACGGCGGCTCCGGCGGGCCCTACAACGAGCCCCTGAAGGCGAGCGGCGGCTCGACCCAGTCGGTGCCCATCGTGGCCGCTGGCGGTGAATATGTGTTGGCACCCCATGAGGTGAAATATGCGGGCGGCGGCGACCTTGACGCTGGCCACCGCGTTCTGGATGACTTCGTGAAGCGTTATCGTTCCCAGACCATCAAGACGTTGTCTAAACTTCCGGGGCCAAAGCGCGATTAAGGATGATGAAATTCCCCATGAACCTTAATGGCCGCAAGGATTGAATATGACCGAGACCCCAGAGAAGCTGTCCGTCCGCATCGGCACGCCGGAGGATGTCCACCGCATGATGGACATCGCGCTCATGGCCACGTCCGAGAACAGCTTCGCGTCTCCCAACAAGATGAAGCTGCTGCAGGAAATCTGGGCCGCCCTGAACCTGCGCCATGGCCTTGTCGGCATCATCGGCGAGCCCGGCGAGATGATCGAGGGCGCGGTCCTGCTGCGCATCGGGCAGGTCTGGTACAGCGACGAGCCGATCCTTGAGGAGAAGGCCATCTTCATCCACCCGGACTATCGCAGCGCCAAGGGAGGGCGTGCGGCCCGGTTGTGTGAGTTTTCCAAGAAGGCTTCCGATGAATTGGGCATCCCCTTGACCATCGGGGTCATGAGCAACGAAAGAACTGCAGCCAAGGTGCGGATGTATACCCGCATTATGGGGCCTCCCAGCGGGGCATATTGGTTGTATAACACCACGACCGGCGGGCACGGCATCGCTGCACCTGTGGCAGAAAAGGACTAAGCTATGGGCGGCAAGAGCAGCACTTCAACACAGCAGGTTTCGATCCCCCCCGAAGTGCTGGCCCGTTATAACTCCGTCAACGCCACGGCGGAGCAGGCTGCCGCCCAGCCCTTTCAGGCCTACAACGGCCAGTTCGTGGCCCCGCTGTCCTCCACGCAGGAGGCCGGGATCGCCAACACCAACACCGCCGCCGGTCAGGCGCAGCCCTACTATCAGCAAGCCACAGGCACTCTCATGGGCGCGCAGCAGGCGACCTCGCCCTACTATCAGGCCGCCACGCAGGCCCTGATGTCCGGCCTCGGACAGGGCGGCTACGGCACGCAGGCCGCTTACGGATCGCTCTACGGCGCGAACGCCGCTGCCGCGCCCCTGCAGGCCGCCGGGGCCTACAACATGGGCGCAGCCTACGCTGGGGCCCAGCCGTTCAATCGGCAGGCTGCTCAGGGCCTCGGGGCCGCGCAGCAGGCTGGCGCTGGCTATACCGCGCAGGGCTACAACAGCGCCCAGCCCTACAACATGGCCGCTACCGGGCTTGCGGCGGCGGGCGCTGCTCCGGTGAATGCCCAGCAGATCGGCGGGCAGCAGATCGGCCAGTTCATGTCGCCCTATATCGGGTCGGTCCTGCAGGGCACTGAGGGCATCCTGAATCAGCAGAACCAGCAGGCCCTGTCCGGCCAGCTTGGCAATGCGATCCAGTCCGGGGCCTTCGGCGGGGACCGGGCCGGGCTGGCGGCCGCGAACCTTGCGCAGCAGCAGCAACTGGCGAACGCCCAGACCTACTCCGGCATCCTGAACCAAGGCTACGGGCAGGCGCTGGCGGCCGCGCAGCAGCAGCAGGGCGTGAACTTGAGCGCCGAGCAGGCGAACCGCGCCGCCCTGCAGCAGGCGTCGGGCCAGATGCTGGGCATCGGCCAGCAGGGATACGCGCAAGGCCTCGGGGCCGGGCAGCAGCTTTACGGGCAGGGCCTGTCCGCAGCCCAGCAGCAGGCCGCGCTTGGCCAGCAGCTTTACGGGCAGGGCATGGGCCTCGCCTCGGCGCAGACCGGCCTCGGGCAGCAGCTTTACGGGCAGGGCGCGACGACATCCCAGCAGCAGGCTGCGCTGGCCCAGCAGCAATACGCTCAGGGCCTCGGCGGCGCGAGCGGGCTGTCCAGCCTCGGCCAGAACATTTACGGCACTGGCGCTCAGACCGCGCAGCAACTGGCCGCACTGGGGACCGGCGCTCAGGGCGCGTCCCTCGCCGGGGCTCAGGCCCAGCTTGCCGCCGGTCAGCAGCAACAGCAGACCCAACAGGCGCAGGATCAGGCTCTCTACAACCAGTTTCTGCAGCAACAGTCCTATCCGTTCCAGACGGCCCAGTTCCTCGCGAACATCGCGGAGGGCACCGGCTCGCTGTCTGGCTCGACCACGACCACGACGCAGCCGGGCGGCTTCTTCTCCGACGAGCGGCTGAAGGAGAACATCAAGCCCATCGGTAAGACGAACGACGGGCAGACGATCTACAGCTACAACTACAAGGGCGACCACCGCACCCAGATCGGCCTGCTGGCGCAGGAGGTCGAGAAGCGCCACCCCGAGGCCGTGGGCCTCGCGGGCGGCTATAAGACCGTGGACTACGCCAAGGCGACCCACGACGCCGAGCGCCATCGCCGGGCCTCTGGCGGCGGTCTGGTGGGCGCTGGAGACGCCTACAGGGGCTTCGCTGACGGCGGCGTGCCCGGCTTCGACCCCACGCTGGCCCAGAGCATGGCCGCCACCGAGACCGGCATGTTTGGCCCCTATGGCACGTCCGGTGGCCTTGGCGGCGGCCACAGCCGCGTGCCCGGCGCGACCCTGCCGGTCGGCCATCTGCAGACCGCTGGCGCCCTCGCGCCGCAGAAGTCCGGCCTTGAGCAAGGGGCCGAGATGGCCAACCTGCTGGGAACCGCCGAAAAGGATTACGACTGGGCCAAGAAGACGTTTGCCGGCTCATGGCGCGGTGGGCTGCGCGGCGGTTACGCCGATGGCGGCATGCCTTACGGCCAAGAGACGCAGGGCCTCGACATTCCCGACGAACAAAAGTCCACGCCTCAACTTGCGACGGCCCAAGGCTCGCCCGGCAAGGGCCGCAGCGGCATGGACGATGTCATGGACATGGCAAAGATCGCGACCATGGCTATGAAACTCAAGCGTGGCGGCCGGATCGGCAAGGCGGACGGCGGCGGCTTTGACGACGACTCGTGGGATGCGAACTGGGACGACGACGGCACGCCCTTTGGCGATACGACGGCAGATTCATCCGCCACCAATACGTACGATATCGCCGCGCTGTTGAACAAGATTAACCCCTTCGCCTCGCATCAGCAAAATGTGCAGCATCCTGCCGCGCCTGCGCCCGCGCCCACCAACATGACTGGTGGATTGGCTGGAGCCATCGCCAAAGTCGAGGGCGTCGGCAAAAACCCGACCTCCTCCGCCAAGGGGATGTATCAACTGACCGACCCCACCTTCATTGACATGTACCGCAAGAACTTCGGCGATCAGGCCAAGGCCATGAGCGACAAGCAGATCATTGCCCTGCGCAACAGTCCGCAAGGTGAGCAACTTTCCGAAGCGCTGGGCCCGAAGCTGATCCAGCACAACATCAATGTCCTGCGTCAGAACGGCGTGAACACCACCGCTGGCAATGTCTACCTTGCGCACTTCCTCGGGCCGTTTGCGGCCATCAGGGTGCTGAATGCCCACCCCGACCAGAACGTGGCCGATATTGTGTCTCACAGCGCTATTCACGCCAACAAAAGCATCCTTCAGGGCAAGAGCGTCCGCGATGTGATCAATTGGGCGCAGCAGAAGATGGCCCATGCCGGGGCCGACCCGCGCACCGCCTTCGCCAAGGGCGGGCTGGCCGGATCACGCAAGGGCTACAGTGGAGACGATGGCGACAGCTACGTCGATGGCGCGTTCCCGGGCGACACCGATCCATACGCACCGGATCAGGCGACGCCCTACACGCCGCCGCCGGGCGGCGGCCCGACAAGCAAGGCCACGCCCGACACCGCGCCGCAGGGCGGCGGCCCGACAAGCAAGGCCACGCCCGACACCGCGCCGCAGGGCGGCGGCCCGACAAGCAAGGCC